GTGGTAGACTTGCCTGCACGTCGAGCAACTGATTTGGTAGAATGTGCTGGGCATGTGTATCCTCGACACATACAGGAAGAACTGTATGCACACGGACATAACCCTGTGCATGAGAATTTGATACACTATCGCTTGAGAAGTTACTACATGGATTCATTTTGTGATCTGGTAACAGAAAGTCGTTTTGCACAACCCACCGGCAACATATCAGAAAAAGTGTTTCAAAGCATACTGTATGCATCGCCGTTCTTGCTGATAGCACCTGTACACAGTTTACAGTACATGCGGGAAATGGGTTTTGAAACGTTTTCAGAATGGTGGCCTGAAAAGTACGATAATATACGGGATAATCCACAACGTCTATGTGAAGTGTTGCGTGTAGCACAAAGCATACGTAATCGTAGCATAGAAGATTTACGCATAATGTATCGAGAGATGAGTGAAGTGCTGAGACACAACTGGGAGGTATTGGTGCGAGATGTCACAGTAACAGGCAGAATAGCCACACGTCACAGTTATGATGTGGAAGAGGTTAGCAGAAGTTTTGCACCAGATCACGGTGATGCACACAAAATGCAAGACGTTAAAGTAAGCAAAAAAGGAATACGCAGTGAGTGAACAGTTATTGATAGCAGGATGTAGCAATGCCGCAGGATATGAGATATCAGGCATTGAAGACTGCAAACACAATCGTCGCAAGAGTTTTGGCAATCAACTTGCTAAAAAAATGGGGTTAGAGCCGGTAAACATTGCACTGGGCGCCAGTTCTAACCCTGCTATTGTGCGAAGTGTGAGAGAATGGATTAGTGAGAATGGTAAACCTGCTCGTGTGTTGGTTGCTTTCACAGAATTAACCAGATTAGATGTGCCAAGCCCTTATAAAGTGTGGTATGGGGAGATGAATCCTGCTGTTACATGGTATAATGGCTATATGGACAACTTCTTACAGGTTAATTCAGGTTGGGAAGGTGCTAACGACGAAGAGAAGCACATTATCAAGTATTGGCACGATTATCAAGTGAGACAAGAGAAGATGATGTGGTTACAAACAATCTCATTACAGTGGGGTTTACAGAGTTATTTGAAAATGGAAAACATACCCTACACGTTCTGTAACACCATGTACATGTATCCTAACAGCAATCATGAAGGCTTTAATCACTATTGTTCACAGGATTATGCACACATAGATGAGAGCAACTATCTTTATCCTAGAAATAATTCAAAATGTTTTTATTGGTACTACAAGAACCTGGGTCATGAGAACCCTCTGGCAAAGTATTGGCATCATGCAGAAGAACCACATGCACTGTATGCTGATGTGTTATATGATTTTATTCAAAATGGTGCTAGGGCTGACCTGCTTCCATAGCCACACATAGTTTTCGATTTCTGCACCTGATTCTATTCCCCATTTTTCATTTAATTCTGTGGTAATACAGTTTACTCTGGGCATCTCCCAGTCTCTCCATGGAATAATTTCTTGTAATTGGTCTGCTGAATAGCCTTTTGCAATAAATTCATCTTGCCAATTATGTATTAATTGTTTTACTGAATCAGTGATGGGTATACCTGTGCTTTCTGCGTATTTAAGGTGGCTTACGGGGCATGGATGTGGATCACGCACAGCATAGTCATCTAGTTCGCCGTTGTTCCACATTGATTTCTTGTCTATGTCAAATAAATTGTGTTTATTTTTTGTATAATAACTTCTATACCACATGGCAATTTCAGGATTAAGATCAAAATGCTGTACATCACGTTCTAGCAGTGGTTCTCGGATATGTCCTTGGAAAGCAGGCTGATATGCACGATCAATTGAACGCATAGTGGTCCAGTTGTTCATGATGTCTGTTTCCATTTGCCATTCGTGTTTGATCCATTGCTGTATGTGTTCAGGTTTATCGTTGCCAAATATACTGCCACGCATCTCCCATTGCATTACATTTCGCTCTAACTGGCAGTCCCAATAGGTTTCTAAACGGTCTATTCTGTGCAAACTGGTCCACAATATCATTATGCGATCTGCTTCTGTGAAGTTGAACACACTGTCTGCAATGTTTATGTTGGTTGCTATGCCTGAATTGCTGACACCACACATGCCAAAGTTCCAGCATTGGTTGCCACGTTCTCTTTCTGATAATTGTATGATATCTGCCCATGTGGGCCACATGTATTGTGTGTATGAACAACCAAATATAAAGGTTCTAGACATAATACATCATGCCCTTTTTGCGAAACACAGGCATTTGTGAACAGTCTGGGTAATCTTGCCAACTCCATTGCTTGGTAGCACGTTTATGACTGCTGGGCAGTCTTTCCATGCCCATTACAGCAGTTTCGGGTGTCATGTAATAGTGATAACCCATTGTGCTGATGCGTTGATCACCCCAATATGTATTACTGTTCTGATCTCTGCCGTCATATGCCATTGCTTTGAGATCACTGTATTCTTTTTCTGTGCCACACAATATAGCACCACCTCTGCCTAAGTTGAGAGGCTTTTTGAATTGAAAACTCAAACACTGTAGACTTAAATCAATGTAACCGCCTTTTTTCCAGTATACAGCACTGTCAATGATACCTGAGGTGCCAATTTCATAAAAACTAAACCACTCTTCGTCGGTCCAATCCCAAGGTAAGTCTACTTTTTCCAATGTCATGGGAATACTGATATAAGTGTGTTTAGGCACAGTGTGAATGCTTGTAGCACGTTTATAACGCAAACACAGCTCTATAGCATGGGTACAACAATCAGTTGCTACAGCAAAAGGAGCACCCCACCAGTCTGCAAGTTGTTTTTCGAATTCATTTACAGCGGAAAAACTCATGATTTTCTTTTGACCTTTAATAAATAGTTGATACAGTTATTTAACTGTTATTACACACAAAAGATAGAGTATATGGCTAAAAACAATATAATTTACGTAAATCCAGATGAAGCACCCTGGATCAAATATAAACAAGATATAATTGCAATACTTGCTAACATAGATCAAAGCAGTCATGTTATATGGATTGATGCTTATGAAGGATTGCGTTTCCCCAAAGATTCCGAAGTAGACAAAGTACATGAGATAGTTAAAATGTTAGGCGACAGAGACCTCATGTTGACTATTGTGAGCAGTATAGACAAACTCACAATTGATCAGCAGTGGAACGAAATGTCTCAGTTTGCTAAAATCATCAGTTGGCCCGAATACTTTTTATATGACAGTGCAATGAGATTCACTGCTAGAAAACTTGTACCAGAGTGCGAGGACTTCCCATATGAAGACTTAGAAATGGGTATCACTTATCCTTTTATTGTGTATAACGGTAAGCCTAGACCACATAGATGTCAATTGATGGATAATCTAGCAGAGCAAGGCTTCTTGGATAACAATGTTTATACATGGAATAAGAGTTCTGGCTATGAGTTTGAAAACTTCGATGACACAACAACGCCAATGCCACTGCCTAAACCAGACGTAAACACCCCTCCAAAATGGTTAACAGACTTCAAAAATCATCATTTAGGCACAGCAACAAGGGTTCATCCTAACTTGATTGACGACACCACATGGTATTCATATCAAGTACACCCAATTTACAGTCAAGCATTCTGTCAAGTAATAACAGAAACCACATTAGATCATCCTTGGATAACAGAAAAAACCATAGAGCCTATAATGGCACAAAAGCCTTTCCTCATACTAGGTGCGCCAGGCATACATAAAAAATTAACAGAAATGGGTTTTTATCTCTATGATGACATTTTTGATTACAGTTTTGACAGTGAACCAGATGCACAGAAACGCATAGAAGCCATTATGGACAATTTGAGAACACTGGAAGACAAGAATCTCAACGATCTATATAGAAAAGTAAGTCATGTGGCATGGAATAATTGCAACAAGTTTTTACAAATAGTCCGAGAACAGAGAAGTGTTCCTAAAGATATTTACAATTATCAAATGGATCATTACATACGATTAGTAGCACACACATCGGAAAAGGTTAAGGAACATGAGTACTTTCACGCACTATACCAACAATATATCTAACACTGTTCATATCTATCAATGGTATGATCAAGTAGAATTTGTTGATATTATCAAACAAATACAAAACGGTGAGTTCAACAACACTCATATAATTCACTGGGGTCCTGAAGAATGGACATTTGCCAGTTGTATCAATGAAGACAGTGTGTTGGAGTTGCGTGATGCATTAGAACAAGCACAGGCATTTATTACATTTGTTACTGGTGCTCACAGGAATGTATATGGTGCTGACGACATGGATAGGTTATCCATTAAATGGGAAGACACTGAACCAACCATACATCAATTGGAATACTTTATAGCTCGTGTAGACGTAGTGTGTTGGCCTTCATATTTCATGTGGTTAACAGCACACAACTATCTAGAAGTCAGTAGGAATAATGAATTAAATGAATTTCAAGCCAGTGTAGCAAACGATATAGCAAACAACACTCCTACACATTTGTGGACCACAATGATAGGTGAATGCTGGTATCACAGACACAGAGCATTAGACATAATGGCAGAGCAAGGTGTTATGCCATTGGGTAAAGTAATACTGAACAACACAAAACAACAATATCCAAACTTTCAGCATTGGGACAAAAGCAACATGGTTCGCACTGCTGGTAACGGCACAGTAGATCAATATGGTGTTTGGCCACAGGAATACACAAATGGTTTAATAGATGTTGTTATGGAAAGCACTATCAGAGCACGTTTCAGCACAGAAAAAACGTGGCGTCCTGTGTTTTATGGTAAGCCTATGGTTATATTGGGTGCAAGAAATGCCAATGCCGCTTTCCAAGAGTTAATGGGTGGGTGGCCACTGGATCAATTTATCAACTTTGATTGGGATCAGTATAGACATTATGAGGACAGAGTCAAAGGACTTTGTGAACAACTACACGAATTTAATGAAAAACAATTTGTAGGCAAAGAAAGAGATTGCAAGTTTATGCTGAGAAACATGACAGACTCTGCTAAAAATCACATACAGAATGTTATTAAACAAAGAGGATTTATACCAGACTTTATTATGAAATATCCAGAATCTGGTTTGCCAGGACGTAAATTGATATTCAAAGACAAAGAGTACTCAGGTTATGCAGGGCAAATAGACTTTGTAACAGACTTTAGTTGGTATCGTAAGCAACAGATAGCAAATCAACAATCAGCAATCACTGGCGAAGACATCAACAGTCAAGGAGTACCATGGCTACTTTAGCATACTTTCCTGATCAGTTTCCTAAAATGCTGGACAAGATCAATGTAACCAAAGAGTTTATCAGCACAGACAGCAAAGAAGCATTTGAAGAAAACTATGACAGGTTACATTCATATTATAAAAATGCTGACATCAGTTATGTTAATAATAATCATGGTTTTCGCTCAAAGCCTTTTGAAAGTTATACCAAGAACTTTGGTTTAGCATTAGGTTGCAGTCACACATATGGTGTAGGTGTTAAAGCAGAAGACACATGGCATGCTGAGTTAGGTCGTTTGGTCAACAAAGACTTTGTTAACTTAGGCTGTGAAAGCCATGGCATATTAGCAGTTAGTCTTGTAGCAAAGGAATGGTGTAAGTATTTTGCAAAGCCTGACATAGTTGTAATTCAAATACCTGATATAAGTCGCAAGACCACATCAACTCTCCAACAAGGATACACAGACATTGAGGGAGTATCGCATGATACTTGGATAACCACAATGACAACTGAAGAACAACAGATATCAGAACACGATACAACACAAGAACTACATCTTGGAGATACAATCAACAGTTTAGTTGATCATTTTAATGCTTGGGGTATACCTGTTAGGTTGTGGAGTTACTTTGATGATCACAGTATTAATCGTTATGTGAAATATAACATACAAACTGTATCGCTTGATGAAATAGATATCAGTAATTTTTTAGCCAGAGATCTATCGCACCAAGGGCACATAACGCAGTTCAGAGCCGCTGGAGAATTAGCAGAGCATTGCTTTGAAACACAACAATTATATCAATTACCAGAATACAATGCAGGCACACTTACAGAAGAAAATCAAAAAGAATATACAAGAATGCTAAGATCCGGCAACCGGATTATTTATAATTAGGAATAATTACCAAATAAATATTAGCACAGGAGATGCCCAATGACTGAAGACGAAAAGAATTATAAGCACAAGCAACAGGACCTTACTGAGTTCAATGGCGATGGCAATCGCGGTATAGACGAGGATGGTGAGGAAGTTAAACCTATCACAGGGGAAGATGTTCCTTTATCAGACGAGGAAAAACTCAAGAAGAAAATAGAAGAATTGCGTAAACGCGATCCTTTCATATATAGGTAATACATGAAAGTACTTGGTATTAGTAGCCAGTTTCATGATGCTTCGATCAGTGTTATAGACAACGGTAATATTTTATTTGCAGGTCATGCAGAAAGATACAGCAGAATAAAGAACGATGCTTTCCTCAATCAGAATATAGTTTCTGAGGCATTAGGTTATGGGCGACCTGATGTCATAGCACTACATGAAAAGTCATGGGCAAAACGTGCTAGAAACATCTACGCAGGCAATTGGTCTGCACTAAAAGAATTAGACACCAAGCAGTGGATCAAAGAGTTCTATCCACAACTAGCAGGCATACCTATCAAAGAGTATTGGCATCATGAAACACATGCCGCCGCTGGTGTTATGACTAGCGAATTTGACGAATGTGCTGTTATGGTTATAGATGCCATAGGCGAGTTTGACACAGCAACTATTTGGCATTGGCAAAACAATAAATTAAAGAAGAAGCACAGTGTTTGGTTTCCTAATTCAGTAGGATTGTTTTATAGTGCTATGACATCTCACGTAGGATTAAAGCCTATGGAAGATGAGTATATATTAATGGGTATGGCCGCTTATGGGCAAGCCGCATACACAGAAAGGTTAGAAAATAGATTGTTCAAAGGCAAGAATAGTCTCAAAACCAAACGCAATCTACAACGTGGATTAGAACAGAAAGTTACTGGTAGGCATCTGCAAGAGAATAAAGATGAATGGGGTCATTACAGTTTAGACTATGACTTAGCCGCAAGTGCCCAAGCAGTAGTAGAGAATAAGATATTTGCTTATGCAGAGAAAGCAAAGAAGTTAACAGGTTCTAAGAACTTGGTATACATGGGTGGTGTAGCATTAAATTGTGTTGCAAACAGTAGACTGTTTGAATACTTTGATAAAGTACACATTATGCCTAACCCAGGTGATGCAGGTAGCAGTTTAGGAGCCGCCGCATTACATTATCACAAGCATACAGGTCGCAGACTAGAACGATTTACACCCTATTTAGGCACAGAGATTCCAGGTAAGTACCCTGTAGACAAAGCATTAAACAGTCTATTAAATGGCGAAATATTTGGTATTGCTAATGGTCGTGCAGAGTATGGACCTAGAGCATTAGGCAACAGAAGTTTATGTGCTGACCCACGTGGTGCAGAGATCAAAGACCGTATGAATGTAATCAAGAAGCGTCAAAAGTTTAGACCTTTTGCTCCTATGATTTTACAACATCATGCCAGAGATTATTTTGAAATGCCGGGAGACATGTTGAGTGCTCCTTACATGCAATACACTGCTAAATGCAAAAAGCCAGATGAGTTTCCTGCTATTGTACATGCTGATGGAACCAGCAGAGTACAAACAGTTAATCAACTCGATCACCCTGAGTTGTTTAGGTTGTTGAGTCGTTTTTATGATGCAACTGGGTGTCCAATGATTGTAAACACATCGTTGAATATCAAAGGACAACCTATAGTGAACACAGAACAAGAAGCAATTGACTTTTCTAAACACTATGGAGTACCAGTTCATTGCAGAGACGATTAAATGTCTGTTCAACTGCAACAAGAGTTTACCACTGTTTATCACATGGTATCAAATTATCGCAGTAGTCCGCGAGAATCAGAAATACTTTACAGCGACAGACCACTAGACATAGATCCTATACTGGATAAGTGGATAGTTCGTATAACAAAAGCATGTCAAACAAGTATACTAGGCACACTGAATATGGATGAGCTTGGTTCAGTTCCTAGGAATCCAGACTGTGACTTAAAACAACCACAAACATTTTGTGCATTGGTCAGAGAACCTGTAGAAAGACTTGCCAGTGTAATAAACCATGCTCACAGAGAAATAAAAACCATGTGGGGCCTAGGGCCAGTACCGCATGAATTCTTTTCACACTTTCATAAAGTTATTAATATTCATTCTGCACCTCAACATTGTTTAATACCTTTCCGCAAAAACAGTGAGCTATACAGAACAATACTGTCTAGGTGCGAAGAGCTAGGCGACTTCCATCATCAGTCTTTGCATGAACTTGTGGATTGGAAGTTTATTCTCAAGGACTTAAATGTAGTTGACAGTATACTTGCAGGACCCGATCATTATAAATTTTATAAAATGAAAACTGATAATGCTGTAAATAATTTTCTCTTAGAATGTGTAGGTATAGATCCTACAGTTCTTAAAGATGTGTATAGAAAAGATAACTGGTACGGCGATAGGACAACGTTTGTTGCTGAAGAAATACCTGACTTTGCACCATGGTGTGGTCAACAAACAATTTACAAAGAAGACACTATACTATGGAGGTTAGCAACATGAAGATGCAAGACGCATACTCTTATTTGGCTTGGGAACACAGACAACTGGAGTTTCCTGATCATGAAGATCCATATTGGGGTAACATATACCACAATGACGGCAACTTTATGGTGACATTTGCCAAAGGCGGTAGTACCAGTGCATCGAGAAATATTCCAGGTGAGTGGGCAGTGATGCCAGATAAGGATTATGAGGATTTAACACAACCACAGCATTTTCATATCTTTCTTAGAAATCCTTACCATAGACTCCGCAGTCAAATAGATCATTTTACTGCTAACATTCGCAGAGATTATGGATACAGTGTTAGTAATGTTGCATTGTTTACACATTTACCAAGTGCAGTAGACTCTCACATACATCCTCAAATAGGACAAATACCTATTAGAAAAGAGTATATAGCAACTAAAAGGTTTGGTAAACGTAATTGGGTTATGAATGCTAGAGTACTCGACTTCATGGAATACATGGAATGGACTGACGATACGTTTTCATTTACCAAGTGGGGAGATGGTGATGATGTAGTGCAATTAATTCATGATCATTTAGGTATGCAAGAACGTGAAATAGTGAGGGCCAACGAGTCTACAAAGTATGAACATTTCCCAGAAGGCTTTCCTGCACAACATCAAACAAACACAGTGAATACAGTATGTGAACAATTATGCTCAGAAGATTTGAAGTTATGGAATTGGATCAGTGACTGAAGAAGAATTAGACACAGTACAAAAAATATTAGAGGGCAGATGTTTGGAATGCAGTGCTGTACTGCCAGAACACTCGGTTCATTGTAGCCTATATGAAGTAAATATAGTAAATAGAAAACTTAGAAACATTAAGCAATACATTACCGATCAACAGCAAAAGTTACATAATTTAGTTGAGACAGTTGCCAAAACACAAATGGAAAACGAACAACTTTTTAGCATGATTGAGGAAAGGATAGACAAATTAAAACACATACAGGAAACGAGAAGCAAAGATGTTTGACATTTATTACCTAGGTTCAAATGAAAAATTAAAAGAGGATTTGCCTGTTGCAAAGCAGGTAGAAAGTCTCGAAGATATTAATCCACGTACAAAAATGTTTTGGTTAGTAGAGCCTAGTATCGAAGTAACAGACTATGGCATCTTTGAATTCAGACCAAATGATTATGATCACAAGTATGAGCATGTATTCAAATGGGACAGAGGTAACTATGGTGGTCTTAGATTAATACCCAGCAAAAATCCAGAAGAAGAAACAAAACAAGTCAACAGAGTTGTATGTAAAAGAACATTTGAAGTGTTGCGTAAGAAAACACCTGGTAAGTATTTTGATCAGAACCCACATGCAAGTCATGTATGGTGTGTAGATCCTGAGTATGTATTAACAGATGATATTGATTGGGCACCAGGTAATTTTGAGCCTAACTTTATTCACAGTTTCCATTTGAAAGGTCAACTAGAACATTTGTATCCTGAGAGTGAGGGAGGTGTAAAATTATTCCCAAGAGATCACAAGAAAGCACACATGAAGTATCATGGCTTCTTGAACAATGTAGTTGACTATCCTGTATTATATGTAGAAGATGTAGACAACTACAGCCAACGTGATACGTTTAATGACGAGTACGTTTGGTTAATTGACAAAGAATACAGAGTAAATCCAGGTGATGTTGACTGGGTACCTAATCCTTTTGAACGTGATATGGTTCACAGTTTCCGTATGCCGTATCAATTAAACGAAAAGTATCCTATGGCAATGGGAGGTATACGTTTAGTACCAAAGCAATGGAAAAATGCACCTGTAAAGATACACAAAGATTGTCCTATAGAAGATGAGAACTATGATGTATTTTACACAAACAGAAAGTTTGATGCAGATACATTTGATCATTATGCTGAACGTGCCGGTACTGATTGGTTTTGGGTAGTTGATAGAACATATGACTTCAACGGTAAACTTTTATATGTACCTGCAGAACACGAGCAAGAATATATACATGTATTCAAATGGGGATTAGAAGATAGATATGATCCTGAAGTAACAGAACTGTGGGACGAACGTGTTGGTGGTATATATCTAGTCAATAAAAACTTTGATATCACACAACAGAAACTGCACACTGACATTGTGCCTGTGAGATATGATATCTTTTATGTGCCGCATGAAGATTTAACAAACTATGAGAAGTATGCACGTAAAAGTCACACAGATGCATTTTGGTTAGTGGATGAAGAGTATCAGTTAGTAGATAACTTTATCAAGTACGTTCCTGCTATATACGATCAACGTTACATAAACATATTCAAAGTACCTGGGCAGTTAAGCCACAAGTATCCGTTAGAGATTAAAAATGTAAGTGATAATCGCTGTGGTGGTGCCAAGTTAGTTCCTAAGCAGTATGATCCTAGCAGTGCAAAGTATCAAGGTAACTTGGGTAGCAGTGATATTGAGTTTGTGAGGTATGAAATTTTCTCTACAGAAAGTGAAGGTAGAGCTCGTACTAAACATGATTGGTTCTGGGTAGTTGATCCTGATGTTGTTGTATTAGACACATTTGATTTTGATTGGTTACCAGACATCAATGACTCGGGTAAAAATCACACGTGGCAAAAACTAAATCCTGTTACAAACAAGCAATATGATTACGGTGGAGTCATGTTATGCCCTAAAAATAAAACCAGTAAGGGCAGACCTAAATTTGTTATGGCACCTGCTAGTACGCAGAGAGAATATCCTGTATACCATTTGAAAACAAACAGAGGTCTTATTAGTCAATTGGAAGAGTTTGATGATAAAACACAAACAAAAATGTATTGGGTGCTGGACCCAGGTGTAGAACCTGCAGAGGACTTTAACTTTGATTACTACCCTACGCAATATGACATAGACAAAGTTCATGTATTCCAAAACGAAAAGCAAGAATACAGAGACGTTAGACTTGTTCCTAAGGATACATTTGAACCAGGTATTCACATGTATTCTGAAGAAGACTATCGCTATAACAGTTTTCAATACCTTAAAGAAATGCCTACAGTGGCAAGTAAGTTACCTACATATCCTGTTGTTGAATTTGAGAAGTTTAACGTTGCAGAGCTAGGTAAAATATTAGCATCACACAAGAACAACAGTGTGCCTTATGTTTGGACCGTAGATCCAGATGTAAAAGCAATTACCAAAGTGTTTAAGCAAACACTTAATCAAGAACAAACAACAAACTTCTCCGGCAAAGTTGTTGCTTACCAACGTGTAAACGATAAAGGAGAAGTTCTCAGTAACTCCGGTGTTAGACTATGGAGTACAGATTTTAATGTAGGTGGTATTACCACAGACCAATTACGTTTGAACGATGTTAAAAACTGTGAGTATATGGATGAACCAGGTTGTACACAGAAAACTATTCCTGTTTGGAACTTGGATATGTCAACAGATATTATTACACAGTTGGAAAACATTGCAGGAGAATGTAAAGCAGAAATGTTTTGGGCAGTTGATCCATTCACAGTGCTAGAACCTGGCTTTGAGTTTGATTACTACCCAACAAGGTGGGATATAAACACAGTTCATGTATTCCGTACTAATGCAGGAACATACAGAAATGTAAGACTATATCCTACACACTTATTCCATGGTGAACATGGATTTACAGCAGACGATGTAAGTTATAACAGTTTCCCTGATATTAAACTTATAGACCAAGTTGCCAGTGTACAAGAAAGTTGGTTGGTACACAAGTTCACTAAGTGGGAAGATGTAACTGTGGAAAAAATGCGTTCATTGTTGAACAGTTATAAAGAACAAGGACACAAATACATATGGAGTGTAGACCCGGATGTTCAAGCCAAGAGTACGGTTATGGGAGAACTATATAGTCCGGACGGCAACCCACAGTTATTTAATATGCCAATTGATCCAACCAAAGTACATGTATGGCAGTGTGTAGACAAAGAAGACAGCATTATTAACTATGCTGGATTGCGTTTATGGCCTACAAACTTTGATTTAGATGAAGTAACAACAGAACAATTAGTAACAAGTGATTGTGAATCACAACGTTACATAGAAGAACCAGGCAGTGTGTTAAACACTTATCCAGTATATCAAATCACTGACAGCGAAGCAATGGTTACGCAGTTAAATGACTTTGATGTTAAGACTGAAGCAGGCATGTATTGGGTGATAGATCCAGGTGTAGAAATCAATGAGGAAGAACTTCATTACTTGCCAAATCAGTGGGACAAATCAACTGTGCATGTGTTTGAAACCACAAACCAAAATCGCTATGTGCGACTATACCCCAAAGAGACATATCCAAACGACATGTCTGTAGAAGATATAGCGAACAACAGTTTTACACCTTTGAAAGTGCTAGACACTATCAATGTAAAACCAAGTCTATGGCCAGTGGAAAGATTTACAGATGTCACAGTTGGTGAGCTCAAAGAGATACTTGAAAAACACAAAAGCTCAGACTATGTTTGGGTTATTGATCCAGACGTAGAAGAAAAACGTGCATTAATTTACAGCAGTTATTCTCCTAAACTTGATAATCACGATCGTGTACATGTTTGGCAACGTGTTAACGAAGAGGATGGTAAAGTAGCCGGCTATGGTGGTCTAAGATTGTTCCCAACTAGTTTCAAGCCTACCAAACAGCTCACAGACGAAATGCTTCGTACCAGTGAGATTGAGAATCAATTGCTGTTAGAAGAAGTAGGTAGTACACAACGCATATTTGAAATGTGTGTTATTGATCCTGCACACGATTACATCAAGCAGGCAGAACAGTTTGATAAGAAGTGTACAAGCAGTATGTACTGGCTAATTGATCCGTTTACCAAACGATTCCCAGGCTGGAACTATAAGTTCTCACCAAACAAATGGGAAGAGAAAACAGTTCATGTGTTCCGTTCAGCACAAGATGAATACAGAAACGTTAGACTTGTACCTAAAGGAACCTTTGCAGGTAAGCATGGCTTAGGTATAAAAGAAGTAACAAACAACAGTTTTGCCAACTTAAAGCAAGTAGATATTGTAGCAAGTACAACAACAGCATTTCCTATTATTGATATGGCAACTGTTACAGACAGAGATGAGTTTGTCAAACAAATTAATGAACACAAAGAGCAAGGGCATTCGTTTGCTTGGACAACAGACACAGATGTTGATGTGTACACAGAAGTAATTGATGATAGTTTTATGCCACAATTGAACAACATAGACAAAGTTCACGTATGGCAAAGACTCAATCCGCATACACAAAAGACACACAGTTATGGTGGATTACGCCTGTGGCCTACTAACAAAGACTATGCTAGTTTAACAACAGATCAGATATTCTTAAACAAGATTCGTGGTCTACAGTATGTTAGAGAGCCGGGTAGCACGTATAAATCATATGATATTGTGTTCCTTTCCTACCACGAAACCTATGCTGAGAACGCATATAAGCGTCTACAAGCAAGGTTCCCTAATGCACTATGGGTAAGAGACATCGACGGAATATTCTCAGCACACCAAGAAGCCGCAAAGCAAGTAGGTACCTCAATGTTCTGGGTAGTTGATGCAGACAGCATGGTTGACGATGAGTTTGACTTCTCGTACATACCTGATGTGTACGACCAAGAAGTTGTACATGTATGGCTTGCACGTAATCCAATCACAGGCACTGAATATGGTTATGGTGGTATCAAGTTGTTTAACACCAAACAAGTATTAGATGCTACAAGTTGGGGACTAGACTTTACAACAGGACTTAGCAGTAGGTTCAAAGCAATGCCTGAAGTTGCAAGTACAACTAAATTTAACACAGACGAGTTCTCTACATGGCGTGGTGCATTCAGAGAGTGTGTTAAGTTAACAGTGAATGCAGATCAAGACAGCATACAAAGACTATCTCAATGGATGAACCCTGCTAAAGATGCTGAGTTCAAAGAAGCCGCAAGAGCAGGAGCCCAAGCAGGCACAGTGTATGCAAAAGAGAATATCAATAAGCCTGTAAGACTTGCTAAAATCAACGACTACGAATGGCTAGAGAACCGTTACAAAGAAGACAATGAGTAATGTCAATCTAGAATCATGGGACCAAGTAAGAGATTGGTGTGATGAATTAGGTTCTTTTAAGCCTAGTTATCTAGAGTTAGTTAATAGTCAACTGTACCCAAAAGACGCATTCAGTCTAGGACAAATGGCAAGCAAAATATGGTTAAAGAACTGTTTACAAGTGGTACCAATTGAATCTAACACCACATGGGCATTGTTAGGTTGTTGGATTGGTAGTTTGGTACCACTGCTTCACGATTCGTTTAGCATAGAAAGATTGTATGGGTTTGATGTAGATCCAGTTGCAGTTAGCAAAAGCGAAATATTCAATAGACGATATGTCGAAAATTCTTGGAAATATAAAGGTGTCGTTGCTGATGTATCGATGCTGTCCACAGATAATATGGAGTTTCAAACAGGTGGCGAACTGATAGAAGTTACACCAAACGTAGTTATCAATACCAGTTGTGAACACATGGATACAAGTTGGTTTGAAACTGCTAGTAACGAGCAACTAATAGTCATGCAAACCAACGACTCACCTGATTTTAATGGCCATATAAACACTTGTCAAAGCATAGATGATATGCAATCTAAGTACCCATTAAGCAATACACGTTACGTAGGCGCCTTAAAAACGCCTGTGTACACTCGTTTTATGCAAATAGGGTACAAGTAATAAATACAGTAGAGTAGACAGGAGGAACACACATGGACATCGCTCTATTAATCGGTCTAATGATCAAGCATTATATATTTGATTATTTTGTACAGACTCGATATCAATTCAAAGATAAACATATATACGGTGGCGACGGAGGAATGCTTCACGCAGGACTTCATGGCATAGGCAGTTTTATCGTATTATGGAGTGCAGGAGTAGGTATATGGCCTGCACTAGCAGTAGGTTTTTTACTTGATACGTTTTTACACTATCACGTAGACTACATCAAAAGCAGTAGTTTAGCAACGGCTAACCCACCACTAACACCAAATGATCATCAGTATTGGATAATGCATGGTATTGATCAAGGCGCACATTTTGCGACTTATGTATTGATGTGTTGGTTATTAGTCGCCTTCTAAAATATCTGTTAAGGACTTAACACTTTTAGATAGGATTTTTTTAGTAGCATCGAGGTCTATTACGACCTCGATTGTTTCTGGACTCTCGTCAATGTTGAGTTTAAGTGTATCAATATAGTCCCCGACATTTTTATAATTCAACCCACGGTCTGCATATAATCGAGGATCTATTTGATACTTCTTACCACTAGGTGTAGTAACGTAAACACCTTCTAAGAATTGAGCTGGTATGTTTTCTGGTTTGATATCATCAATTAATTTAGACATCTCATCAGTGTGGTCGCTCTTGCCTTTTCCTAGCAATACAACCTGTGGGGCAGACTTGCTCACCGGTGTTCTCCTTATAGTGTACTACACTTATTTAGCGATCTTTTTTGGTCTTCCTGGACCCCTTAATTTAGGGTCTAGTGCGTATGCTTCTTCTCTTTTTAAGTCTGCATCATGTAGCATACGATTACCGTCCTCTTCCATTAGTTCTGCTTGAGCAATTAAGCCTTTAGCAATATCACTTGGGTCTTGGTCAGCAACATCAGCAACAGGTGCTTCTGCTTGTACAACGTCTGCGGAACTTTCCATAAGTGGTTGTTCAGCAACTTGATTTGCAACAGCAGGGTCTCTTACATCTTTGATGTCTGCATCAATCTTGCGGATTTCAGCATTGACTTCACTCAATGGTACATTTTGACTGGGTGTAGGTGTAAGACTAACTTGACTTACTGGAACTTTAACTAATTTCTTAGTAAAGTGTAAATCATTTAATACTTGTTCACCTGTAGTATATTGACGTCTGCCTAATACATCAGAGATGTTTCTAGCACCCTGACCTTCGTTACTTGACACAATGCTCATAAGATCATCATGCTTTGTTTCTTCAAGTGCGTCACTAAGTACAATCAAACAATTTTCTGGTTCATTTGGAACTTCACGGAAGACTACAACACAAGGTTTGCCTCCATAAACTCCAACATGTTTCATAATATCTGCCATGATTATTCTCCTTCTGCAGGCGCTTCAGGCTCTCCCTCACCTTCTTCGGCTTCTGCGTTAGCGGCTTGTTGTTCTGCAACAAAGCCTAAAAATGCATTTAATTTGTCGAAAATGCTACCGACTTGTGTTAATTCAGCACCTCTAAATGCCCCACGTTGACTTGCTAGATCTACAATCTGTGCAAGTACTTGTAAGTCTTGTAATGAGATACTTTCAGGTGTAGCAACACCATCTTGTCCTTCTGCGGGTGCTTCAACCTGCTCTTCGACTTCTACTTGATTTTCTTCTGCCATTTTGTCTGCTCCTTAATAGTAAATGGTAAATTTATTTATAGTAGTATTTAATGATCTACTTTTATTGACCAGTGAATTTCTGGTTAATTATTATGTCTCTATGCCACGGATTGCTTGATTTAGTATTGTTAGCATTGTATCTAACCTTGAATGCATTAGAAAAACTACAATAGTAACTAAGTCTTACCCAACCTTCTTTGGGTGCTAACGGCTTATGTGTTTGTTTACCGTTGAACACTATTAGTTTGTTAAACTCGTATGGGATAAGTGTATCGTCAAGCACAAACCCTGCATCTTTTTCAGTCATGTAAGGATTCAACATCAATACACAACTCACATAATACATGTCATCTGTAGTATCTATGATGTCCTGATGTTCACAAAAGTCATCGCCTGATAGTAATGCATTGAGATATGCATCGTGAAAATCGTTTGCTTTAACTTTTGGTTCTACTGGTTTGATGTAAGGTTCTATCCATTCATCTATACCAAACATCTCAATAGAACGTTTTAAGTCCCATCCAGTATTCTGTAAAAAACTTGTACCGTGTTGTTCTCTGTCAACACTGTTATATGCAAATGTAGCCTGTTCTACGTAAAACTTTTTCCATTGTTTAATTTGTGTTTCACTAAGAACATTGTTGTATACTTTATAGTTATTTGCCATTGCTTAGTTTTATTTGTGCTATTTTTGCTATCAAATTTTCCCTGTCCATTACTTCTAAGAAATAAAACTTATGCTGATAGTAAGGCGACTTTTTAACATACCAAATGCCTGTGGCAGTCTCTTCTACAAACTGTTCTAGCTCTTCAAAAGTTTCATTGTCACAACTAATTACCACGCCATTCTTAATCATAGTAACTAATTCTGGCGATCCTTTGAGGAGTTCTAAGTCTAACTCTCCTAGTTTATTAAATGTAACATAGACTTCATTCATGTCCGTGCCACTCTACAGGCAATCCAAATACAGCACCTAGCACATAAAAAAGAGGTCCTATAATTAATAGGTCTGTAACAAAATGCAATATAAAACTCATAGCAAAGATTTCTTTCCAGTGTACTTTACAGATCTGTAACCATTCAGCAAGTCGCTTCATTACAGTTTCTCTCCTAGTTCAAAACCTCTAAAGGTCTTAAACCTTGGGAACCTAAGGCTCCAAGTATCTTCTGCGTCCTGGCTTTGCGTTGCCGCATCAGCTCTAATCTCAACTAACTGTCCAATAACACTATCTTGGTTAGCCCAAATTTGCTCTCTGTTCTCATCAGTAAGTCCACTACCAACGTTGAGATGGAAGAACTTACCGTCGTCCTCACCTTCTACAACAAGAGCACCAAGCCCACCTTCATTCTTGCCTGTGCCTTCTTCTAGTGCTACAACGTTCAGTGTAACTTCTATAAAAGGTTTGATCTTTAACCAAGCATGTGAACGTTTACACTTGTAGCCTTCGTGTATAGGCTTGATCATTAAGCCTTCATAGCCTTCTTCTAAGGCTTCTTTGTTCATGTTCTTGAATGCAAGTTGTCCTGCTTCGCTGTCTAAGTCTAATTTAACAGCCTGTACAAGTTGTAGCCTTACATTAAAGAAAGGTTGGTAACTGATTAATCTCTCACGTCTGTGAAATGCGTTTAACTCTGTACCACCAGCATTGAACTCTTCTATTGTGAGCAAGTCAAACACTGCTAGATATGAATCTTCTGTTTGAGCACCTTCTTTTCTGTGTACCTGCTTCATGAGTGTTTGGAAATCATCACTCATTACTTCACCATCAAACACCAAGCCTTCAAACTCTGGCTTACTGAGTGCTTCATTGATGTGAGGGAAGTTTGCTAGTAACTTACCATTACGTGAATAAAGAGTAGCATCGCCATTTTTAACGATTGCAATAACTCTAACACCATCATACTTATATTCGACAAAGCATTCTCCTGTAATTTTCTTAGGGTGTTTTGCACCATCATGTGCTAACATACAACCAAACACAGGAACAGTATCTTTCTTTACACCGTTCACTGTTTTAACACTTACGCCGCAACGTAGGTCTTTGATTAGGATACGTCTGTACCAGTCGTTCCATTCTTCTTGTGTAGCCTTAGCCATTGCAACAAGGATAGCATCTCTGGCCGCATGTCCTGTGAGGTCTCTGGCAATCAATGCATCAGCCATGTCATAGAAATCCTCAGGCAAAAGTCCTTCGCCAGTGGGGTCTTTCTTAACAGGAACTTGTTGAACACCAAATGTCACAAGTGGGTCGAGTGCATACTGAAGGCCTGTCTTAAACAAGCCATCATCAATATGATCTGCAACAACAGATTCTTTGAACAGTCTGCTGTTATCTGATTCTAATTTTTGTATTATTTCCCAAGGTTGCATATATCTACTCCTAACTAACTATACACATATTATAGCAAAAATTGTAGATTTGTCAATCTCCTGACAGTGCCATCTGCACCTTTGCATCGTCAATGTCCTTTTGATCAATGAGCAATACCTTACCAATCTCATGGACTTCAGTTAAGACTTCCTTTTCCGTGGTCCAACTAGTAGAACCTAAATAGCAATGCTCTGTAACTTTTTCTAACATGCTAACAGGCACAATCAATTTGCCATAGCCTTCTAAAACAGCATACTTCTTACTCATTATTAATCCTCTCTTGTGTATGGAACAGTGATACCAAACGGTGCTACAGGAGGCTCGCCATAGCCGCCACCATGTACAACAAACAGTGTGTCACAGTAGGACTCGTCGCCCCAACTACTCCAAGGGTAACCATCTGTGAACATAATAAACTTCTTAGGCACAATGCCTTCGTCTTTCAAGTAGTTGAAACAGCAATCAAACTCAGTACCGCCACCACCAGCAAGTTCATACTCCATGAACTCTTCCATAGTGTTTTGTGTGAAACTCTGCGGATTGTGTACTTCAGTGTCAAAGCAGAACAAGTGTATCTTGAAGTCTGTGTACTGATCCATAACACCTTTTACTTCTGAAAGGAAGTCACGTGCCATCTCGTCCATAATAGAACCTGACATGTCTAATGCAATAGCAACATCAATTGTTGTTTCACGATCCATACCAGGTAACCAAATGCCTGCGTCCATACCCTTACGTGAAGGGACACCAAATGTGTAATCACTTTTGATAACACTTTGGATTTGCATTGCAAGTAGTTCACGCCAGTCTAACTGAGGATTCAACAAGTCTTTCAGCATTCGCTTAACACCTGCAGGCAAGTTACCTGCACCTGCAACCTTAGCGGCATTCACCACAGCATTTTGCATTTCGTTCTTGATAGTCTCCATCTCGTCATCGCTGTATTGAATAGGACCTTCTGAACCATCGTTGTTACCTTCACCTGGTGCATCATTGCCTTCGCCACCATTTTGGTCCATGCCGTCCATGTGCATATCAAGTGTACCAACCTCAATAACACGACCTTCTTCTTCAGCCTGACGGAACAGTTCGTCATACACTTCCATCCAGTGCATTCCACGATACTTCCAATCATGACATATTTGAACTAACTTGATCTGTTCACCAACACCAGCATCAATAAGGTCTGCGTTAATAACATAGTCCTGTGCAATGTTACAAAGTCTACGATCTCTATTACCAATCATGTCCTTGTTCATGTGATCATATACACAATGGAGAACTTCATGACCAAAACCAAACACTACTTCTTCGTCGCTAAGTGCGGCAACAAAGTTACGGTTGTAATAAAAGTTTCTACCGTCAGTAGCCAATGTGGGACACCAAGCAGTGGCGTCAACAAAGTGTAACCTAGTTGCTAGGTTACCAAAAAAGGGCTGGTTAATCAGCATTTTAATACGAGAGCCGATCAGTGTGTCTTCGATTTGTGCAGAAGTCTTTGTAGTTTCTGGTATGATTACATCTGCTACTTCGGATGCCGCTTTTTTAATATCTTTGCTCATGAAGTTCTCCTAACTAATACAACTATTATAGCAAATAATGCCTGTTTGTCAACCTATTTATTAAAGGGTGACCCCTCCGAAGAGGGGTCGATTAGCACTGAGACAGTTAGGTAGGAGGAGTAGTAGGTGCCCAGTGCTAAAACTGATTAATCTACAATGTACTTGGTGTATCTCTCAGAGAACACTTTGTACACATCCTTGTCTAGATCTGTTCGGATATTGAACTTAATCTTGTAGTCTGTCATGATTGTCTTGAACAATAAGATAACCATTTCAGGCTCAAAGTTATCGTATGCAAACCTTACAGCATTGTTAAAGGCAGTCTGGAACTCCTTACCACCTTTGTTTTCTTTGTGCAATTCTGCAATCTCGTAGGTGAGACCGACAACTAAGGAATACTTGGCAGAGATTTCTCTGGAAATATCCTCATTAAGTTTCTTGACTTTACCATCCATAATGTCGGATGGGTGGGGTAGTTTACCTGAGATACGTCTGTGCTCAATAAACTTACCAGCCATTCCCTCACCAACTGCACCTGCAATCTCAGCCTTTTGCTCTGAGATAGATGCCTCGTCGAATGAAGCAACGTTCAACATCTCACTTACATAACTCCATGAACGAGGAGTAGCAAATGCCTGTGAACTTGTTTTAGGATCAAAGTCAAAAAGATCCTGCTTGGCATATGAAAGGTAACCAACTACATCCTGGTGGATGCTATTGTTAAGTGCCCACTTCTGCCAATCACCAAAGTCAACTGCCATATTAATATGACGGAACCTGTTAGCCAACGGTGCTGGCATACGGTATGTAACACCTCTGTCTGTCTCACGGTTACCTGCCGCAATAATGAGAGTGTTACTTGGCAACTCATATTGACCAACTCGGCCGTTTAGGATAAGTTGGTAAGCCGCCGCCTGTACACTTGGTGGTGCAGAGTTGAGCTCGTCTAAGAACAATACAACATTATCGTATTGTGCCGCAAATTCTTGCGTAGGCAAGTCTGCTGGAGGAGCCCACTCCATGGTATTTGTTTCTGGGTTACGGAAAGGATAGCCACGCAAATCAGTTGGCTCCATAAGTGCCAAACGCATGTCTATCATTGTGGAATTACCGAGAGACTCAGTAATTTGCTCAATAAGTTCTGATTTACCAATACCAGGTGCTCCCCACAAAAAGACAGGTCTTTTTGCTTCAAACGCTCTGTTTACAATATTAGTAACTGAACTGGGTTTTACTTGTAGGTCCATATCTTACTCCTATTTAATTTCCTAACTATGAATATAGTATAGCAAATCTTTGTATATTGTCAACCGTTTTGATGTTTTGTAAGTGCTTGATTTGATTAAAGAAATTAAATTAGTGTAAAAAAGTTCAAAAAAAGAGGGCGGAATGCCCTCTCTTTCTGTTCCAGAACTGGATTTAGACAGTGCCGTTTGCGATCGCTTTGTATCCAGCGGCAATAACTGCTCTTGAAGGAGTACCAAGACGATATACGTTTCTTGATCTTCCTTTAGTGTCAGTCACAACATTCAAATAGATTGGAAATCCTTTGAATCTTAGTGATTGGATCACTGCTTGTGGGTTACCAGTTCCAAAGAATGCTCTCATCTGTGCAGATGAAAGAGTTCTTCCTTCTTGTAGAGCGTTTAATACTTTTTGCTCTTTAGTTAAAGTAGTAGTTGTAGTCATATGACCTCCTAATTTTACCTTAGTTTAACAATATGCATAGGTTTATTCCTAAGCATGTTACACATTATACACGAGTTTTAGGTATTGTCAACCTTTTTTTTAGATGTAGTTTTCCCAACTAGGATGTTTGATATCAAACGGTAATTGCTTTCTTATGTTAGCCAACTCATAGTAAGTTGGTTTGTAAGGTTCGCGTCTTGGTTTGATTAGTTTGGAGCCCTTGGTGGTATTACATTTCATACAACTTGCCACAATGTTCTCCCAGCAAGTAGAGCCACCCATGCTCACAGGGTACACATGATCCATTGTAACGTTAGATAGTGCTACAGGCTTTGTGCAATACTGACACGTAAACTTATCCCTAAGTGTTACGTTATACTTGCTAAAACGAGGATACGTGCTTTTACGCACATAGTCTTTGACCATCATTACCGCAGGTACTTTTGTTTCCCAACTGGGAGATCGCACAACCCAATCGTCGTACCATTCTAATACCGCTACTCTATCTAACCACATATACTTAATTGCATCTTGCCAGCCCACAGCACTCAGTGGCAAGATACTAATAGGTGATGCATCTTTGTTAAGCATCAAGGTGTCCATTGTAACTCCTACACGTATCCTGAAAAGTCGTTGATGTCACTACCAGATAATCTAAACCAACTTGCATCATCTTCGCTGAAGAAAGTGACATATTTCTTACCTATATAATAAGGCCATTTCATGTTTTTGTCAAGTGCTATTAATGTGCTATGCTTAGTTTTTTTCATCTTTTTTGCTTTGTCTTGAAAGTTAATTTGGTATGAATACGACTGGAATGATTTTGCTAGTACTCTGTGTCCATAGTATGAAAGTAATAAACCAGTATGCTCACCATCTCGCATACGATAGTTTTTGAATAAGGTACGGAATAGTTCTTCATCGGTGTACTTCTTTTCACCGTGCAAGGAGGTAAGTGATTTTACTAGGTGGTCTTTTACTTCGTCTAAAATGTATGTATGCAAATTGTTCAGCATACAAGTATTTATTTTATATCAGACTCTTTGACTTCAACACCCTCTGTTAATTTAACAACTGTGAATGACTCTGACTTAAATATTTTGTTAAGTCTTTCTGCTAAATTAAATGCATGACCTGGATTACTGAATGATACCTTCTTATACTTTGGTCCTGGATAATCTACAAGTGTGTTTAATGTTCTGAGATTGATTGGATGACCCTCGTGAAATACACTGTAGATTGCATCTGCACTGAGTACTTGTTCTGCTTTATAAGTATGTTTGTTAATTGCTTCTAACAAAATTGTTGGTTTTGGTCTGCTCATGTGTGTTGTCTCCGTACTATTATTTATCAAAAAATAGCAGTTAACACACGTTTTAATCCTTGTTAAATTGCATACCTAGTTGTACTTGAACAGCATCTTCTTGTTTTTCAAATGACAGATATGCATCTTGTTTTTCATACCATGATTCACTGTATACATCCATATCTGGATGAGGTTTGAAGTTCCAACCCCACCTTCCTGTAACCATATCATCTACTTTATACATGTCAGACAATAGAATAGCATTGTTATTCACGTACACACGATATGGAAATTCTACTCTGTATTCACCTTTGTGTTCTATAGTAGTTTTAGTAGAACGATCAGACAAGTGTAAATCAACCTTTTGAGTTGGTTGAAAAATTCCCACCGTCAACCTCAAGTTTGCTACTGCCCTTGGCTTTAGGGTTGATAATAGCATAAGACAATGCCTTTTTTATAAATGCAATATCAAACTCTGCTGACACAATGTTCCTGTCTTCTAGTTGTTTGATCCTAAGTAGTAATTGCTGTAATTCATTCACCAACCTTTCTCCTTAATCTGTTTAATACTTTGAGACGTTGACGCATTTCATCTTCAGTCTTAAATGGACCTTCAAAGCCATACTTGGTCAATGTAGCCAATTTAGGACCATGTGCATGTTTCCAACCTTTTTCAAAGTTGATGCAGTAGAATCCTGCGGCATAGTAAACATCACTGCCTTCTATCTTTGTGTATAATGGGAGGGCTTCATCATAGTCAGGGTGATCTTTATCTAGTGCAAATGGCATTTCATAATCAACTTCATGTCCTCTGATAAAGAACTTTTCTGTTGTTTGTAATGGAGTTCCAATCTTCTCAGTGAACAGTGTAATGTTACCAAAGTGTGTTTTAACTTCGTCTTCGTCGTCAAACTTAATTAAGTCTCTGCCAGTAATGTAGGTATAATGTCCTTGTATATCTTGATTTAAGATACCTAATTTTTCTTCACCCTGGTGTACCAGCCATGCTACATCTGAAATTTGTTGTAGCATAGTCTTACTCATCTCTCTTAATCCTAAGTCTTTGCTGTTCGTCCTTAGTGAGCCACCTTTGGTGATGGTTGTCCTCTTTAAGGAACCTGTTGCCGTGCTTGGCTGGTTCTGTAAATTGATCTTGAAACTCATTGTGTGCCTCCATATAGCTCTTTTTCTTTGTTACGTACTTTAATTTTCTTTCTCTGCTCACCCAGGGAGGTACGATGTCTTCCGGGGCACTGCTCGGTCTGGAATATACATGATCGTCTACACGCTCAAATATTTCAGCATACTTGGGCTGACCATTTTGTAGTATCCATAATGCTTTATCAGCATCACTCCATTCTACAACTTCACTGCTATCACTATTAGAATGGCTATCAATAACAGATTCGTCATTAATATCTCTATTGCTAGTATTGTGTGATACCATATCCACCTCGTTTTATATGCATTCTCCAAAGTTACTTCTGCTGGGTCAACATCGTCTTCCATGACGTCAATAACTTTAGTTTCCTTCTGTTCTGGTTCTGGTTGTTTCTCTGGAGGTACTACTCCCCAAAACTTAAAATTGTGATACCATCTTCCTAAATCCATTTTATTCCTATGTAATCTGTTTACTAAATATCTCTCCAAACTCTGTTGGTGCTTGACTAAGTCTTTGTAAGTTCCACTTGTTACAGAACTTCATAAAGTGTATACCAACGTTTGTTGTGGGCTCTGATTGCTTTGCTTCATTGACAATATTTATACATGCTTCTTTAATATCATCAGGTTGCTGTGTGAGATCAATAAGTGTGCGATTGCGTTCGTAATCATCTTTCACTCTATGCTCAACTTCTTCATGGTCGACCCATCGCTGTAACATGAAGTTGTTGTAGTTGAAACCGCCTCGCTCTTTATCTTCATATGCTTCTAGCATACCAGTCTTATTTTTACTGCCTTTCTTTCTAGCACCAGGGTATGCACTGAATACATTATCACTGCTATCGCCCCTAACACATTTCTCAAACAGCAACCACTCTGGGTCGGGTAATTCTTTTTCTTTGCCTGTCTTTTTATCTACCACTCTTTCCATTGTTTTAGCATTAAGAAAGCCAGCAAGACTAACTATCTGATCCGTAGTGCCGTTGTACTGCGTTACATTAGGTGCTATGAGCTGATAAAAGTCACTGTCTGTGCTAACAATAACATGATTATCGTTGGGGTGTTGTTGTACCCATGTTGCAATAAGATCGTCTGCTTCTGCATTAGGAACACGTATTACACTACAGTTAGTCTTTTCTGCAAAGAAAGTAATCATATCATTATATGCTTCAAAGAATAACTCGTCGTCCTCAATCTCACGTGGACTACGTTTGTCAGCAGTAACTTTTCTGTTTGCTTTGTATGGAGGATAAAAGTCTTTACGCCAACTACGTCCTTCTAAACAGAATACAACATGATCAGCATTAAAGTCTTTCCAACACTTCTTAATGCTGTTGAACATGATGTGCATAGCCATACCTACACGCATGTCTATGTCCTTGCCACCACCAACGTGCTTGGCTCGCATAAACATATTCAAACTGTCTACAAGAATATAATTAGCCATTTTGTTTTTTCTCCATATATGAAATACATTGTGCTTCTGTTGGGAATGAACGTGACTCCACAATCCTGCCAGTGCTATCTGTTAAAATCACACGCCAACCACTGTTACCATCGTAGTTAACTTCATGATATGAATATGTGTTAGCCATGTGTAATATCTCCTTCGCCTATGATAATGATAGTAGAAAAAGCCATGCTAGGTGTATAAACTGTGCCTTCAGCAATACTGTGCATCTCTCCCATTGACATCATTGTATTACCATCTTTGTGTGTTAGGCTACCCATTGCTTGTAGGGGCAACACAACACAATTACTAGTGAATGTAATGTTAGTGATAGTAGACATTACAATTTGTTTAACAGGTATGCCACCTACACTAGAACTATACACGTTAAGACCTTCTGCAAGTGTTCTAGGTTTAGTAAGTGCTAGTTCAGCCCAAGTAATTTTAGTGTTCATATGTCTCCTAGTATGTCATCAAATGGACTCTTCTTTAAGTCCTCAACTCTACGTTCTTCAAAGTTCCTGCTAACATCATATTTAAGATGTTGTCTAAAGTTCTCAAGTATATATGATACTTCTTTAGTATCCATATCCTCAATGGCTTCTGTGACTACTGCATCTAGTTTTTGTACTAGAACTGCTAGTTTAGTCTTCGCCTTCTGATCTAGTGTCTGTTGTCCTGATGACATCGTCTCTCTGTCCTGTTTGCATACCATAGTCATGGTCTGCTTGTTCTTGTAATAAAACTGTTCTACAAACAGCATTGAACCATTTGTTTACAACGTCCTCATCGCTTGTACCTTGCATACCTTTTTCTTGTAGCATTGCAACAAATGCATCGTTCCAATCTAATTCAAAGTATCCTTGTACTACATTGTCAGGATCAACACCCATCCTAATAACATTCACGTAAGGTTCGCCTAACTTGTCTGCTTCAAGCCTTTCATACTTGCTTTCAATTTTGTTTAATTCAAATTGCAATTCGTCGCCATCAAGGGTGTATTCTGCTTCTGCAACTTCTCTGTCTTTGCCTTTCTTACCCCAACTCTTGGGCGACATATGAAAGGGTAGTAATTTCTTTGCCATGGGTTCTCCTAGTCTTAATATATATTATACAGTTTTTCTGGCTAATGTCAACCATAAAATGCCTTTCTTTTCTCCCAACTCATTCTACCTACACACTGATACCAAAATTCAAAGGTGTCTGTTTTTTGTAAAGACTGTCCGTTATTGTCCTCTCCTCTTATACCGGCTTGCCATTTATCAAACCAATAACGTGCTTGTTCACGGTTGCCTTTGCTTTTGTGGTATCTGGCATTCATTTGATATTTAGTAAAAAGGTCTTTGTCTCTTTCATATTTAACAGCATCTGCCTCTTTTTGTACACGACGTTCTAATTCTTTATCATCATGTCTGCCTACCCACTTACCATCTTTGTAATTTGGATTGGCTTCACCACCTAAGCATCCACCATGCTCTGGTAGTACATTTGAGTACAAGTCACTTTCTACAATGTTCTTTTCTTTGCTGTATGCTTCACAAAAGTCTGTGAGTTCTTGTTGTAAAGTGGTCTTAAATAAAATTTCAGTAGAATGATCGTTACCGTGTTCTTCTAAATGTTCTAGCCATCTAGGACCTGAGCCATCATAATTGTCTGTGTCTCTGGTACTGATGCCAACATATTTTTGACCTGTTTTATTATGTGTCTTTTCGTATACAACTGTTTCTTTAATTGTTTGCATTGTTTTCTCTCTCAATCAATTCCAATACATAACTCAGTTCGCCTACACATTTATCTATGACCATGTGAGCAACTTCGTTGTTGTTCTTTTTACGTTCTTCACACAACATGTCAATCCTCACTCTCAAATATCTTTCAACTTTTGACTTGGACTTTCGCATCCTTTTTATTGTCCCATATAAAAAACTGCATTGTGATTCTATTGTGTTGGTTTACTGTGGTAACCTCATGCTCTATACCGCTGTTATAACTCCACACGGCACAGTTCCATTTTGGTATCACAGAGTATGACACTTTTTCTACTTCCGGGTCATACCAAACAAACTGTCCGCCATTAGAAGTGTCATACTCTTTGTTCATGAACACCGTCATACTGCCTATACAAGTGTCTGTGTGTTTTGGTATGCTACAATTTGGCAACAATTTTTGTATTGCTACATCGCAATTACGTATTCGGTTGTCTTGGTGGAAAGGTGAAGTTGGTGTAGAGTACAAATACTCTATGAGTTCATAACGTTCTTGTGTTGTTAGGTTGCTTGTAAAACATTCGGGCAGTGTTTTATTCTTTGTTGCACTGTCTGCCCAAATGTCGTGGCTATTGAGATCGCTATCAAGTATTTGAAAATACTTATTGTAAAAGCGATTTAGTATTGTTTCATCAAATACATTCTCAATATATCTAAACATTACTTGCCTATAGCATTGCCGTATATATGAACGTGGACCCTGCTGGAGTAATAATATCCTCTGGCGATGGCCTCATCGGCAATGTCTGCTTCAGTGACCTTGAGTCCTTCCAAGGTGCCACCGACCCCCATAATCCAAACAGGGTAATCGCAACCAGCATCACGAAATGCTTTTGTGTTCTCTTCGACTTCACGCCAACTCTCCTCACTTCCGTTTACTACAAACTTTAACTGACCGTGTGGTGTACACTTTGCATACTTAGCAACAAACTCAGGCTTAATAGCACGTTTATGCTTTTCTCCAGCAGTACTCCATAACTTAGGACTCAACGACCAAAACCATTCTCTGCCAGTTACATCTGTGAAGTTGTTTTGTATGTAGTAAAACAAATCATCACTTAGTTCACGTGTACCATTTGTTTCAACTGTGACATTGTTAGGGAAGTTATCACGCTCTTTGAATTCATTTAGTACGCCAATGATACCAGGTTGTGTAGGATGGAGTAATGGCTCACCACCAGTAAACACCATGTGTACCCATTGTTTGGTAACAGGGTTCTGGAACTTGCCATGTGGCAGTAGTTCTGTGAGCTCATCAACTCCTTCTTTGATACTTCTGTTAGTAATAAGATGCCTGTACTTTCTACTCCATGTGTACGAACTATCACAGCCTTTATCGAACACAGGAAGATCACGTACATCTGTTATATCAGATATATCAATCTCCTCAAATGGCAATTCATATGTATCAGGATTAGTAGGATCTGCTTGTCCAAAGCCATTACATTGTAAGTTACACAAAAAGAATCGCATCCACAAACTGGGTATGCCTATGTACTGGCCTTCACCTTGTGCTGAGTAAAATGTCTCAGAATATTTAATAGGTACGTTGCTCAATGTCTTACCTCATCTCTGCTTCTTTCTAATTCAATACTGTAAATCATTTCTTCAGCATTCTCTGGTGTTACTTTTTTGTAACTGCTTTCAAATGCTAACAGTATTGCTTCATGCAATACACTTGCTTCGTAGTCCTTGGTATCGTTTTTGATATCAGTCATAGATTGTATCAACAGTTCACCTAGTCCCCAACCATAAAGGTATGATAGGTCTGATTCATTAGGTTGATAATCCTTACCAAATGATATACAACTCAGCATCATCCAGTCACTGATACCTGTTGTCTCAACATCAAGTATACCAGTATCATTCATCTCTGTCTTGAACTTGATAAAATCATTCTCAGTGGGTTCACGCACATCACACCAGCAACTGATAGCATCAAATACTTCGCTCTCATGAACACTGTATCTTGACATTACATTATCAATGTCTCTGTGATGAACTACATGATTAATAATTTCATTGATAGGAACGCAATTACGATCAATCACTAATATGTTTCTTGGTCCTCTAGCACTAATCGACATTATCTATCACACGCATATGATTGTTGTAGTTTAATATTGTCCATAAACTCTTTCTTAGTTGCTGGGTCATCTTTGAATGCACCTTTTAATACAGTTGTTTGTGTGAGACTACTGTGTGCTTTAACACCCCTGTTCTCTACACAACCGTGTGTGGCTTGAATGTATACACCCAAGTTCTCTGTGCCTGTTGCTTTCTGAATCTCTCTAACGATGTCGTTAGCAAGTTCTTCTTGCAATGTACCACGCTCTGCACACCACTGTGCAATCCTTGTGTACTTGCTTAGTCCAATTAGTTTCTCACTGGCAATGATACCAATGTATGCAACACCTTTAACGATCTGGTGATGATGTGAACACATACTTGTGAGCTCACTACGCACAACCAACATGCCTTCATACCTATCAGCACTGTCGTTAGGGAAAGCAGTTGCAGGTGGTATTGGATCATAACGTCCTGCCATTAGTTCATTGATATACATTTTAGCAAGACGTTTGCCTGTGCCCATGCTGTTAGGGTCATTGTGTCTATCGATAACCAACGTGTCTAGCACATTTTCAAATGCTACTGTGGCTTCTTCTATTAATGTTTGTTTGTCACCTTCTTCAAGATGTTGTGAGATGTTATCTCCGGCCCAGTAACGAGTGTTACTTTCTTGTAACCTTTTGGCTACTTCTTCATGTTTTTTCATGTCGTTTTCTCCGAGTTTAAGACGAGGATGTCTTTATATTATACTTGTATTTAGATAAAAAGTCAACTATGATGTGAATAATTTCGTCTTTTTATTTTTAATGTGTTGGTTGTCTTCTGTTAGTATACCGTTCTGCCAATTCTCTACTACATCTTCAGCATAGTGAATAGACTTGTTTCTAACATCAACTGTACCAAATAGGTCATTGTTTATATACAAATAAACCACATAACCGTTTTCATTTTTTATATCTGCTGTTTTCATAACCACCAACTCTCACATGGAAATACAAACCATTGTTCATCAACATTTCTACTAATCTGTCTAGCAGTAAAATCAATGTTGAAATCATTATCAATGTTTTCTATACATACAGCATAGGAAACATCACCTAAGAAGTGTGCATCAGAGAAGACATCATCAACGCCTTGTAATGCCGCACCTGTGTCACACAAATCATCTACAACTAAAATATTAGAATGCGAATTGCTTTTTATAATTTCAGCAAGTAATTCTTTATCAATATCTTTGTTGCTGTCACGTAACTGCCACTTGATAATTTCACAAGGTACATCAAAGTAGTGACTGAAATTCACAGCCATCTCAGCACCACCTCGAAGTAACCCTATAACCAAATCTGGTTTGTAATTGCTTTGTGCCATCTTTTGTATTACAGATTTGTAATACGTTTTCATTAAGTCCTGACTTATATATTCGTAACTATTCATTTCTTAAAGTTCTTCTCTTCCCATGCAAACGAATGTTCAACTATTTCATCTAAACCAAACATTGGAGTCCAACCAAATGCTTCACGTGCCTTTGTGTTGTCTGCAAACGTCTTAGGTGCATCACCATCACGTCTTGGTACAAATTCATAGTGTACAGTTTTGCCTAGCACTCTTTCAAATGCATTTATTACTTGTAAAACACTCATGCTGTTACCTGCACCAATGTTAAATATGCCACCTTCTCCACCATCAGACAGGTAGTAATCAGCGGCCAAATGTGCTGTGGCAATGTCAAACATGTGAGTGTAGTCACGTTCGCATGTACCATCTTCTGTGTTATAGTCGTTACCAAACACTTCTACAACTTCACCAGCAAGTATCTTTCTGCTAATGATTGGGACAATGTGAGAAGCCTTTTCTTGCATGTAACCATGTGTGTTGTCTGGACTTGCACCAGCGGCATTGAAGTACCTCAGAGCGGCATAGTTAAGACCGTATGCTCGTTTATAGTCTGGTAGTATATCTTCAATAATACTTTTGCTCATTCCATAAGAACTAACAGGTGACTTTGGTGTGTCTTCTGTGGTTGGGAAGTTATCTATATCCCCATACACTGAACTTGAACTGCTAAAGATAAAGTTCTGTACACCAGCCTCTACTGCATGATTTAACAATGCAATAGTGTTAGCCACGTTGTTCCAATAGAACACTCCTGGTTCACTCATGCTACGACCAACTTCATGGTCTGCGGCAAAGTGCATAATGGTATCTGGCTTTGTAAGTTGGATAACACCTTTTAGTTGGTGGTTATCTATATCGAAAGGATATAGTGTAACACCTGGTATGTCGCTCTTACGCCTGTCTACGTTAATAACATTGTGGCCTGCATCTACAAGTAGTCGACAAACTTGCCCACCAATGTATCCGCTACCTCCTGTTACTAAGATTGTTTTTGCTTCACTCATATTTGTTTATAGCAACATGTCTACGGAAGTCCCATTCGTTCCTTGCATATTGCTCTCCGTTGCCCATCATAATATCTAACGTTCTATCGATAGTACCATTCTGGTAGTCTGATATTTTTCCTAAGTTATAACCACTGAGGTCTTTGGCTTCGATGTTGGCAAACATATTCTGCAATTTGTTTACTGCATCATCAATACTCCAAGGAGCATACAAGTGGTTATGGTTATTTGCAAATACTTCTGGGAAACTTCTGTAAGCAGGAAACAGTGTTAATGCCCCCATGGTATCCGCTTCACTTACAGTGTTGCTGGTCCAATCCTGCAATGCACAATTGAACAGCACCTGGCTGTCTGCAAGTAAATTATAGTAGTCATTCTTCTTTAAGCCTGTGTAGACTTTGAAGTTTGCATCACCGAGTCTGTTGTGACCACCTTCATAGGCTAATGCCCTATCAACATACTCTTGCCTGTTGCTCTTTAGTTCTGGGTGTCCGCAAAATACTGCAAACTCTACTTCAGGATCAATCTTGTAGTATGCTTCTGCAAGATCCATATAGAAGTTAGGTTGCTTCTCGTCATCCCAACGTGCGGCAAAGGCTACACGCTTCTTTCTTTTATGCAATGGTGTGCTGTGATCAACCCTACCTTGTACTTCTTCTTTACCATATGGCAAGCCAGTTACATAAATAGGTGCTAACAATCCAGCAATACGCAAGTGTGCGGCAAACTCTTCATTCGCTACCATAATACCACTTACTACGTGATCTACCATTTCCTCATACTTACGCATCCAGTGGAACATTCCTTCTCTAATAAGGAAGTCATCTGGGTCTGTAGTTTGTGCAAGGAAACGCAAATACACTTTGGGTCTGTATTCTGGCGGTGACTGATCCATGATGTAAGGCAAACATTCAATACCAGGAGTAAACATATCTTCATAAAAGATAACATCCTCGTTTGTTAGTTCGCCGTTCTTCATCATTTGAACAAGGTTCATAGTCTGAGACAAACTGTAATAGGAACGCCCATGTGCATCTAACACACTACCTGTTACAATAGCCTTGCTGTTATCCAGCTCTTCACCTGTAATGATCTCATAGTCAATGCCTCTGCGTTTGAATACTCGTTCATTCCAGTCTTGTAACTGAAGTGTATATCGTGCCTCGTAGGACTCAAGTCCCATATAAAACAGTTTTCTCATTTCTTCTTTTTACCTCGTTTCTTTTTTGGTTCTGCTATGTCACCATAGTCAACAACATGAGTTACTTCATCTTCGAGACTTTGAACATAGTTGTCCATTTTGTCAGCCTCATTTTTGCTAATAACTTTAGGTGTTGAGCTAGTGTTTGCCTTCTTCTTTGTCATTACATTGCATTCTTTTTGTCTTGGATTTCACCACGTCTTGCTTTTGCAAGTTTAGTTAATTCCATCAAAGCACCACGTGCTCTAGTAGCCGCGGCCTTTACACCTTTGTCTTCAAACTTAGAACTTTCCTCTAAGTAAGTATCCATTGCGGCTTTGATTTGTAAATGTATTTCTGAACTCATAGTTTTCTCCTTATTTTAGACTATCAAATACTTCTTCGATACCATCAGCATCAAAGTTTGGACCATCCATATAATTTATTGGATACTCCATTTCGCAACCGTTTTCATTATCTTCGGCTACCGAAATCTTAATCCAGCGATCAGGATACTTTGCTTGTATCTCACTCGCTAAATCGTCTGCAATCATTTCACAACTCTTGTAATCTAATTGCAATGTGTCTTGTGCATACAGTCTTTCCATCCATCTCTTAAACTGTATAAATTCTACGTCTCTGTCATCATGGAACACTTCGAGCCACACCTTAAAGTGAAAGGTGTGTCTATGTGGATATCCTAAAAAGGATACATCGTCCCAATCGCCTGTTGCTAACTTAGGATCATCTAAGGCGGCAGGGTACTTGTGAATACCCTCTTTAGTAAACGTTACCCAAATACTTCTCACTACCAACCTCCGTCTATTGATTCCATGACTTCATTCATGTGTCCTAGCAGTTGTGTGATAGGTTCATCGTAGTCACCAATCTCATAGTCAACGTCGTCTTGTTCTGCAAACATTGCTTTGATTTGATCACCATACTGAACAACCTGTTCAAGTTGTTCTCTCATTTCATCTGATATTGCCATTACGCCTCCTTGCTCGGATCCCATATAGTCAAGTTCTTTGTCTTGAGTCTATTGGTAACAATAGTCCATCTATTGTGTTCTTCTTTCCATTCTTTTAGCCACTTATGACCATCACGTTCTGCATCAATAAAGATTGCATTAGTCATTGCCAATGGTACCAATATAGCGGCATGAATAATAATACTTGCTACAGTACTATAGCCAAACCAGCCTAGGTAACTTGATGCTAAGAAACCAAACCATACACTCCAAATAGTAAACAGCACTAACATAAAGTAAGTCTGCAGACTTGGGTCTGGAATCTTGCCTAGTGGATTATATTTGAGACTCATTATACGTCTCCATAACCAAACAGTATTCATTACTGCCCTTCTAAATAAAGGTGGCTTTTTCATATGTGGTTCAATCATAAATTCTCCTATTCACTGTGATGCCTTATGTATTCTCTTATCACATGCATTCCATAACTTAACCATGTAATAACTATTAGACTCCACAATAATAACTCAATCATTAAAATCGTCTAAAGCATCTGCTATTTCATCTGGCAGTTCAACGCCTGCCGCTAATAAAAAATCAAACACGCCTAACATAAACTCTTGCCAGTCATATTCAGTTTCAAAGTCACTGTCAATTTCTGTGGCAATTTCTGTTCTGCCTTTTCTGGTCGATAGATTTATCTTCATACTATATATTATACATACCTATTTCTTTTTGTCAACCTTTACTTTCTTAGATTGAATTTTTAATTTTTCTAAACTGAGTTTATCTTTGAGGCTCATCAAGTAAGCCGAACCTGCTAAGATTAATATGGCTCCTGCCTCAGCAATCAAGTCCAAACTCTCCATTTCTTTGCTGTGTAACACTATTAATCTACATAGTGCTGTAATGGCAATGATTATTGGCAATGTTACAGGAATACGTTCTGTATTATAAAACGCACCAATCATTGCAACTACCTCTGCAAAAATAAACAACATAAACAAGTCTGCTAGTTGAACAGACTTTATTAACCACATGCCATAAACATAATCACCTACGGCCATAACAGTACACAAACCAATCAGTGCAATAATTGCACGTTCAGTTAGTACTGTGGTCCAATGTAACTTGTGGTCCTGCTTCAGTAAAGTATCAAATAGTTCTCTCATACTAAGTGTTCCTCTCTATCTTTTTTTGCAGTGTGCTTGACACCCGACTTTGTGGTGTATTCTTCTGTAATACCTTTACTGCCTTCTGCACCAAATAGTAAACCCACAATAGCAATCAAACTTGCTACCATACCTGCCGCTAATATTACACCGTCCATTTATTTCTTCTTCCTATAATAATTCCAAATGCCATACACACTTAGACTAAACCAAAATACTTCTATAACCATACTTGCTAAGTTAAAACTGTAGAGTAAACTCACAGTTACCAGTATGGCAACAACCATATTATTAAAACTGTACCAAAATCCTTTAGGGTCTATCCTATCAAACTGTAGCATTGCATAAGTGTAGATTAATAATGCTACCCCTATCAATCCTATGACATCAGTTATTGTCAATTTGTTGCCTCATCATGATGTCTTCCTCTGATCTTTTGATACTTCTTTCGGAGATGTCGCATGTGAGCATAGTAACTACGTTTAATTTTTGCTCTGATTGCTTTTACTAGTCTGCGTTTTTGTCTTGCTTTTGTAGACTTATACATTCTTTCATCTCTTTTCATAGTATCTTCCTCGATTACTCTATTACCTCATCTTTGGTGTACTTGGTCCAATCGGTGAATACTTTCCTATCCATCAAGTCGTGTACTCTGTGTGTCCATACACCTGGGTTTGTTGCTTTGAAATCCATGTCATCTAATTTGAGACATGCATTGTATCCTAATTGATTTATAAATGGTAACTTACAACTCATCATTGGTATAAAAGTGTTATACTCTGTCATACCACTATCGAGTACCCATTCAACATGTTTTACATCAAAGTCAAGTGTTACCCAAATACCTGTATCAACTACAAGTTTGTTTAACATAAAGTCCCATTCTTGTTTAGCATGTTCTGTGCTGATGTCAAAACTTTGATTAGCACCTAAGTATATGTGAGGACAGTTATTATTCAATGCCCTTGCTAATACTTCTTTGTAAGGTTGTGGTCCAATAACAAACAATGTTCTCTGACCATAAGCAGGGCTATGCTCTACTTCAGTGCCTATAAAGAACTTTGTGTCTATTGTGTGTCCTTCTCTATTCATCTGTTACTCTTATAACTGGTCTTGTACAAGGTTGTAAATCACCTGCCTGAGTTTCGTGTGATATAAAATCTGTATCTGCAATTACTTGCTTTAACTTATCGCTCAACTTATCACCATAGTTCATAAGTTCATTACTGTACGGAATTTCTACTGTGATAGTTGCTCTGATAGTTTTCATACCAACTGATAACCTAATGCTGATAGTTGATCTTGTTTTGCTTTAGCATCAGCAAGATTAACAATCACAGTTGGCATTGTGTTACCATTATATGTTTCTGTTACCTGCACTTCGCTGTCGCTGTGTTCTTCGAATACAACATCGTGTCCCTCGTTGGTATACAACCCAACAATAATCCTAGTCATAGATAGTCTTCTTCCTTGACAAAGATACCATCTACCATTTTACCTTTACGGTCTTTGATGTCACCATATGCCTGTGCAAGGCAACCTTCTAATGAGTAGCCATTGCGTTCCATAATATTAAGCATTACTACCATCATGTCACCTAGGTCATCACGCATGTCTTTACCCTTGCAACAATTATCAGACAGTTCGCCTAACTCCTGCATTAATTTAAGTACTTGATCTTTATCAGTACTACCATCAATTAAATTTCTATCATGATGCCATTGTCTAATAGCATTATCAAACATCTGGACATCGCCTTTTATTAAACCATTAACTTTAACAGTCTTCTTAAAAGGATTCTTAAAATTCAAAAAACTCATTTAACACCTCTTCTTTAGTATCTTCTGCTTCGCCGCCTACACTGAATGAATCTAACATTTCCTTGTAGTCTTTGATTAGTTTTCTCGGTTCACTACACGCAGGGTCTAATACATCTTTAACAAAACTATCAAAGAAGAACAAGTTAACTGGCACGTAAGGTGATACCTCTTGTGCTTTACTGCTTTTCTTTGTAGGTTTACGCCACTGTGTATAGTGTACTGATTCTCTTGTACGTTCTACGTCAGCAAGTCTGTTTGCTTCTTGTACTGCGTCAATGTGATTGAACACACTGTGAGCCATGTAATACAAATAACTTTGTGTGTCCCAAGTAGTGCTGTCACGTTCTGCATACAACTGATTGCCTTCTGCATCTAGTTTAGGCTCACCATGCTTATCTGTAAGTGGTTGTCCTTCACTGAACTTGTAGTTACCGTTCTTGTCCTGAGCACCTGGACCCATTGAACATAGGTCTCCCATTGTAAGCCTTTCCATAATAGGACTGTGGCCAAACGGAGCAGGCAAATCACTACCAACAAGTTCTTGTTGATCAAATGCTCTGTCCATAAAGTAACCAAACTTACCAGGCTCAAAAAAGTTATGTGCATACGTTTGTCCATATGCTGTATTCACAAACGGTGATGCCGCGTCAAAGCTCAAAGTAATGTTTGGGTTATCGTGCTGTCGTAACATTCTCTGAATGCTGGTTAGGAAACAGGCCCATTGTAGTTTACCAGTACCAAGGAAGTGTATCCAATCCTTGCCTTCTAGTAATCCATCTTCACGCAAGTCTAGTAACCTATTCAAGACACAACTAAGGTCTTTCATGTTAATACCAGCAAAGGCATATCCTTCTAATGCCCTATTGGCATCACCGTATGCGTCAGCAGTAAACTGCGGTTGACTGAAGCTCTTAACTGCTTCATACCAAGTTTTACTTGTGGCCTCATCTGTACCACTTAATACATTAAGGAACTTGGTTGCACCTGGTACTCGATTACGAACAAAGTAGTCCAGGTTTAGTAGACTGATATCTAATGTATCATCAAAAGATGTCAACCCAGTTTTACTGCTGAGAGGCTCAACTGCGGCAAATGCTGGAATATCAAGTGTCATACTCCAATCTGCGGTGTGTTCGAGCCAACGCAATATCTTCTCGCAGATCGCAGTTCGAGCAGGATCAAGTGGATCCTTTGCGTTAGCCCAATCTAGTTTTAGTACACCAGTAGCAATTTGGAATCCACCACTGTCACCTAAAATTAATGTGTCATTTCTATCTCTGTCTTGTATCATTGGCTCATCGGCATGACTTTTGTCAATGTCTAAATGAGCATGACCTGCAGAATATAGACCCCAAGGATAATGATAGTATGTATCTTTAGGCTTTAGGAAGTCAAGACCTTCATTACCGTGTTCAAAGCCTGCAGGAGTTCTGCTGTCTTGTGGAACTTTGTTCACAATCTTGTCTACTTGTTTTACATAGAAACTACTAATCGCAGGGAGATAAACTGCATAGTCTCTCTGTCTCTTGCCTAAATCCATACTTAACTCCTTGCTGGTAGTAAGTAAGTGTATACACCTAGTCCACTGTCAACAACAATTTGACATAGACCTTGTGCATTAAAACTCATAACAACATTTGAATTGTCACCTAAACGTAAAATCTTAAGTACAATATCTAAGTTCCAACGGAAGTCATGTTTGATGTCGCCATCAACACCATCAGCAACAAGTACTTTAGTTCTGTCACTGCCTTCATCACCAATGTAGAAATACAACTTATTGTCTTCAGTCTTTGGCGAGAAGTTAGTTTCAAATGCACCAATTACACTGTTGAAGTAACTTAGATCTTTAAGCATCTTTGCACTAGGCACAATGTTTACATCGAACTCTGCACCCTTAAACTTGATGTCTTTTAGTTGCTGGTTAACAACATCTGCTAACATAAATCTGTAGTGTGCATCTGTTCCTTCAGGACTAACAAATTCAACTTCAACAGGCACATCTTCATCGTTACGATTTTGTGTAACAACTTGCACTGTGGCCGCCTCATCATCAAAGCCTGGAAACTTCAAGTAACCATCTAACACACCCATTCTGCTTAGACCTACTGTTGCATCAACAAAGTCTGGCACAGGATTAATTGTGTTACCTTTTAAGATCACAGTCTTTTCTGCATCAACAGTTTCAATGTCAGTTGATTCAACACTGCCTTTGATCTTTACCATTTCAAAAATACCCAAGTTATGGGTATGCCTTAATACATCTCGCAATGTATCTTTGATATAATTATCTGCCATATTATCTCCTTAAATTACTTTGGCTTGTTTCTTAATTGCTTCACGTTCAAAATATAGTCTAACTATTGTCTTACGTATAATAGCATACGCCGTGAACAAAGTTGTCATAATAACACTAGTCCACATAGTACCTACTTGCCATACATCAATACACAAATACACTAACACAAAGTTTAGTGGTATGTTAACTACGGCCGCAATACCTGTATCAGTTAATGCTTCGTAGAATGCTTGTTTTACTTGTTTAGGTTCTGGCATAAGTCTAATTGTACACTATTATTTAGAAAAGTCAAGATAAATTTATCCATTTTTTTCGATTAAAATTCAAAGAAGGCTTGTAAGGCCTCACTTTCGTTAATTCGTTTGAGATCCCAATTCATTGCACCTAGTACATTGCTGATCTTCTTATCCAATACTGCCTGCTCCATTGCTTCAGTATCAAACGGCAAATCCTTAAACCATTCAGGTATATGCATTTCATCTGTGGGATATGCAATACTTGAGTAACCCATAGGATTATTTTTAAGCCTACACACAATCACTTTCATGCCATCCATGATAGTCATACTGTAGTTGTCACCGTGTGCATTTTTAAGTTCGTTCCAGTTTATACTTGCTCTAACATGTCCAGGTATCATATTGTTCTCTGGTGCCATGTCTGTGAGACGTTTTAACTTGTAGTTGTTTGCTTCGACTCTACGTTGCTTTGCAAGTTTCTCACTGTATGTTGTTAAGTTGTTTACACGTTTAGGCATACCTTTTAACCAAGGATCTAGTTCTTGGAAGCCTTTCTTAAATGTTCTAATCTTATCCAATACTTCATCTTCAGGCTTACCATCAAGAGCATCATCTAATACTTCTTCTAAGAAGTCTTGTATAAACTCAGGCGTATCACTTCGCTTGATGTCCATGCCCATGATCTTTAGTTTACCACCCTCAGGTTGATATCCCTCAATGTCTAAACACTTGATTGCATATCGCTTCTTGGTAATGAACAAACCTGACCTACCAACTACTTCTCTACCTGCCTGCATAACTGCACCTTGTTCATAAGGTACGTTAAATTGTTCCTTCAGCATCTTAGGAAAAGTAGAACTAACACTATCTGAGATGTGGTCATACAAATTAATTGCACTCTCCATATCTAATGTCTGTCCTTCTTTTAATGCTGGAGTTGCAGTAAAGTACACAGAGTCAGTGTCACCATATACTATAGTGTCGCCAGTATGATCGTACACTCCTGTAAGCATTCTGTTTGTTTCTGCTCCCATGTGTTTGGTAATGGCCCGTCCAGTAAGTGTTGTGGATTGACCGATTCTTTTGTCAAAGAATCTACAACCAGGATTGAGAATAGCACCATACAAACTATTAAGATTAATCTTCTTGACCAACTGTCGCTTATCCCAAAATGCAATGTCGGCATCTGTGGTTGCTTTCTTTTTGTTTGCTTGTAACTCTTTTCTTTCTGCATACCATCTCTCCAATAAGCCTGGAACAATACCTTGGAAGTCTGTTTTGAATATTGTACCATTAGCACTGATATTCCAAGGTTGCCCACTATTAAAAACTAAGTTGTAAACATCGGCGCCTGTAACTTCTACAGTTGAGCCATCTTCCATATCCAAATGCATTGTGTGGTTAACGTCTTTGCCCATGACCATTTCATATTCATTGCTACCAAACTTACCTAACCATGCATCTGCAAATGATTTCTTTTCCAGTGTCTGCTTGTTTATGATTTCTTCTTCAGTGTAGTCTTGTCTCAGTTGCCCTACAATAGTCTCTGGTGCCATATTCAATGCTCTGAACACACTAGGGTACAGACTGTTTAAGTCCATGCTACCTACCCATTCATGAAAACCTTTCTTGGGGAACGCAACATAAGCACCTGCCGCCTGTGTGTTCTTTCGCTCACTGCGATCTCTGTCTGGAATAATGTAGTCACGTCTGTGTGCTTCATTGATAATTGCTTGTTCTGTTGTTGCCACAGCACCCATTGTGGTTGGCAATAGCACTGTGTTATCATGTGCAATAGTGTTTGCTAAGTCAATAAACTGTAGTTTCTTATCTAGTTTATCCAACAGCATAACGTCTTGGATGTTGTATTCTAAGAACAGTTTGAAGTCATGATTATAAAGCCTGTCCAAACTACCTTCATAGGCTACCTTCTTCTCACCTACTTCCATCTCACCAATGTAGTCCAGCCTGTAACTGTGTCGTTCCTCATAGTTGTATTTGCGATACAGTTGCATATAGTCTAAGTGTACACGACCAATTAAATCATATGTCTCACGCTCACTACCGAATGCTTCATATGTTCTCTGCTTTGGCAGTTGATCAAACAAACAAAGTTTACGTAATTCACTTTTGCCCAGTACCTTGATAATCCTATTTACAATATAAGGAATATCATAGCCCTCACTGTTCCAACCACTCAGTATGTCTGCATCTTCTATGAGGTTGAGAAATGTTTGTAGCATTTCTTTCTCAGTCTTAAACAGTATTACTTCTTGCAATTCACTGGCAACGTTTTGTGCTTGACCCCAACTAAGTGTCTTAGGCGGAACAGCCAAACACACCATAGCATCCATCCACTGTAAGTACACACCAATAGATGTGATCTCCATGAATGCATCTTCGGGTGAACTGTATCCACGTTGTGGATCAAAGTCTACCTCGATATCTAAAAATGCAGTATGTAGTTTAGGGATATCAGCATTGAGATAATGCTTTGCTAATGTTTTATTTACAGGCTTGATATCAGTTTCAAACGTTTTGTTTGTTTTATTGATAGCAACATTCTTGCGAAAGTCTTTGATATTCTTACAGCGAATTTCTGCAACTGGCTCGCCATAGATACTTCTATGCGAACCTCTCGGATCGGCAACATAAAAATTGTATTCGGGTTTGTGTTCCACTAGCAGACGTTGTCCGTTTATACGTTCGACAACGCGAATAAGATCTTTCTGCTTATCGTAGAAGGCGTCTACGTAACTCATATTTGTCTGTCTCCGAGCATCACTTCCGGCTGACGCAATACCAAATTAAAAAAGATAGTTATCTAATTAAAGAGTTCTACCAACAGTTTCAAGGATAGTTTCTAGTTCATCGAACTTGTCATACTCATCTTGGAAACTTGCTTTGTGTGCAATACGAATTGCTTTGTTTAGCACACCTGGTTTGAGGTCCATTTCTTCTGCGATTGCTTTCACTGTATCGCGAAGACCTTCTTTGAGATTTTCAATCTCATACGTAACTTGCATGCCTTCGTCGATTAACTTCTTAAGACGTGCTTGTTCTTCTGTATTAAATGATCTGTTAAATGCCATATTATTTTCCTGTGTTAATATTTATGTCCACAGCATTAATTATAGCAGGTTTTTGGCTAGTGTCAATCGGTAAATCTATTTCGTAGTGTACCTTAAGACCTGGGATTTGATCAAATGATATTTGATCGAGGATGTTGCGATCTTTAATTCTGTTGCCTTGCTTATCGTATGCAACAAATATATCGCCTATTCTGTATACTTCTATTTGCATTCTTTAACTGATAGATAGAATGTAATGGCACCTGCAATCATTGGTAGCATCATAATTACTCCAAGAAAGAAAACGCCTACGCTCACGTATAGTCTACTTCTATCCAATCAGTTGCATCGCCTGGTTGCATGACACGTTCCTTTGTACCATGTTGCATTCCACTGTCGGTTGACTTGGCGTACTTGGTTAACAATTTAATTGGACCTGGTCCATTGTACATCCAACGCTCACGTACATAGTTACCACCTGAAGGTTCTTGTTGCTTCTCAGCAAAACCCATCTTCTCTAGGTCACCCCAAGCAGGTCCTTGAATAGTGTAACCAGCATTGTGAATCTCTGGTGTATCACCATCTTCGATTGCACGTCTAAGACCTTTGAGCTTTTGCTCTGCCTTCTTGACTTTGTCTTCTTGCGTTAAAAATAGTTCTTGTAATCTCATATTAAAACTCTAAACTGGTCTCGTATTCAAAATCTAAATCAGGGAATTCTTCTGCAATTTCATCTGCTATGTCTTCCCCTTCGTTTATGTCGAGTTGTTGTTCTAAAACAATCTCATAGATAAGTTTATCATTGTCTGCTTCATATACAGTAACGTTGGCTTCTATTTGTGTTCCGTCGTTGCTGTATGCTTTAACAATTTTAGATGGACAAACACTTTGAACTATGTCAAAATAGTTCACTACATCATCATTACTAAGTTCTTCCTTAGTAATCAATCTACAAAAGTGTTTGATAAAATCCATCTTTACTTCTTACCTGTCCAAGCCTGGGCACCAAAAAATGCGGCAACAATACCTGCAACTGCAATGAAGTATACGCCTGCCATGTCACCTAAAATGTCTGCGGCCTTTTCAACGCCTGCAAAATTTGTACCGATAACTAGCACTGGGTATGCTAACATTCCATACAATGAGAACCACGCCATCTGTCTTTGTGCGTCTCTCATTGCGTCTTGGTCTTCTAACTCCTTACGTCTGAATTCCAAATACATTTGCTCTTCTTGTTTTGAGACTTTACCATCACCGTTGCTGTCTGCTGGATGAAAGTGTTTGTCTGCTGTTTGTTCCTCTGCCATAATAAAATCTCCTACCTTATTGTACTATTTATCATAAAGTAGGATTATAAATACTATTACATGTACAGTAGTTTTAGCCAATCTTATCAAGATATCTTTGCATTAGAAACATGCAAACACAATACCTATATAGAGATAGGTGGCCACCATCCTGTTATCAGTAACAATACATTTCTATTAGACACATTATGCTGGCAAGGTTTCAGTATTGAAATTGACAGAGACCAATGGTGGAAACATTGGGCATATCATAATAGAAAGAACATACATTTTATAGATGTATTTAACTATGACTTTGAACAACATGCAGGACATTATGGCTATCTCAGCATAGACATACTGGGCTCTACAACAACGTACAAGGCCCTACAGCACATTATAGAAGCAGGCTGTACGTTTGACAGCATTACATTTGAACACGATTACTACAGGTTTGAGGACAGCACAAAGCAAGATGTAGAGGACTACTTGCTTGATAGAGGTTATAAAGTTGCTGTATATGATGTAACACCTGTGAGATATATACCCGAAGGTTTAGAAGTTGGTGTATTCGAAACTTGGTTTGTGAAAGATGATATAGAGTTTGAACCTGTGAGCTTTACTGAATGGCAAGAGCAAAGAGAATTGTCATTTGCAAATCCAGAATTCATATCACTAAAATAAAGTTGGTGGGCCCTGTTGGATTTGAACCAACGACCTGCCGATTATGAGTCGGATGCTCTAACCAACTGAGCTAAGGGCCCTAATTAAAATGGTACCTGAGGCCGGACTCGAACCGGCACACCCATTACAGGCGAGGGATTTTAAGTCCCTTGTGTCTACCAATTTCACCACTCAGGCATATACTTTTTACAAAATAATCGAAAGGACCCCGCAACCTGTATGATAGGTTATTGCACATCACGACTAAATCTAAACTCCTGTGGTCTTCTCTTGCCACCGCCAACTAGCCGTCCTTTCTTGCCCTCTAACTATTACCCTCTTCTTAACTTTTACTACACTTTATGTGAATGCAGTCTACTGTTTTCAACTCACTCACTTCTTTGGCACGCCTGGCAAGACTCGAACTTGCAACCCTCGGCTTAGAAGGCCGATGCTCTATCCGGTTGAGCTACAGGCGCATAAACTTAATCTAGTTTGTCAAATTCTGCAACCATCTTGTGTTGCAATTTACGAGCCTCTTTCTCCCAGGGCTGGTCCCAATAATCAATGTTGCCTGCATAGTGGTTGCTCTTCCAACGAGTAAGACCTGCGTCCATCTCATCACGAGCAAACTGTTTTACATGCACCATTTCGTGTGCAAGTATGCTCAGCCAGTTGCCAAACAGAGCAACATCAATTACAAAATTACGATTGTCGATGCTCTCGCATAAACCTTCAGTACCAAAGTCACCAACATGAATCCTGTTGTGCAAACGCACCACAATGTTTGTCTTCAAACGGCTAATGCCAAGTTGCTGGGCAAAACTGCGTACAGCCAGAGTAGCATACGCCTGTAAACCTAAATCAACTTTACCGCCTCGTGGACCTTCAATGCCAATGTTCAAGGTTGAATACCTCTTGTGAATATTTGTTAATTATACAGGAACTGTACTATGTGTCAACCGGAAATTTTTACTTATCGCAATATTTTATACGATTGATCATAGTTTCCTTACCGCCATGATACTTGCTTTCTTCATGAGACTTGATGTAACCTGTAACATGAATCTTGTCGCCCACTTTGATTTTGCGTTCATTGTCATTAAAGAACTTGACAATGTTGCCCTTAGATGAGCAAGTGCAGAACAGTGTGCTACCAACTGAAGCAATGTACCTCACGTTCTCAACTGTGAGTTCAAAGTTACCTCTTTTGTGCAACTCGCCCTCGAATTCACTTTGGTTAGCAAGTTCGTTCTCACGTACAGACCAAGTATCTTGATCAAGTTTGTTTTGGTATACCTTAGGTAAACTAGCGGCAATACCAATCTTGTCTTTGCCAATCTCTTCGGCAGTGACCAATTTGAGAACATTGCTCTCAAAATCTGTGAGCTTACGCTCAATTGCTTTGAAGCCTAAGCCTTTGAGATACTCAATGATCTCCATAGCCTTGTTAGTGTCATCCTGAGTGATTGTTACATCAGGCTTCTTCTTTGAATCAAGGAAATAAGAATATAGCAATTTGCTGTTTGGTGTTTTGCTCTCATCTTCCTCACGAAGATTATGTGTCTTTACAAAGCCACCATTCATTTTGTGTATTGCTACAGACGTTGATATAACTTCTATTACTGGGAATTTCATTCTGCTCTCCTATTTCCTAACTATGCATATAGTATAGCAAATTTCTGTGTATTGTCAACCGGTTTTTTTCTCTAATAAAATCAATAACTTAGCACACTGGGTTTGCCGTATTCGTTGCTGTATAGCAATAAAAACTGTGCTAAATCCGTATTTGATTCAAAATACACGTTCAATGTGTACCCTTCTGTTTCAAATTTAACATCTATACCAACTGGTTCTGTGTAACCTCTTACACATTTTGCTATTTTGTTCTTGTGCATTTGAGCTGGCAACCCTGCACCTCCAGTGGGTAATCTAAACTTGAGATACTTACCGAGAGTAGTCTTCTTGCTTTTCATTCCTTGTTACAAGATTGTAGATATCTTCCCACTTCTTAGCAACAAAGGTATCTTCCCAACCCATGTTATGTCCATGCTCTATGAGAATACCTGTAAAGCCTCTGTCTACACCAGCCATAACATTCTCAGGTTTATCTTCAACCCAATAGTTACCTTGGTACTTTTGAGCAAGTTGGTCCAGTGCTTCATCTTTGTCTGCACCTGTGTCTAAACAAATGACGTCTAAGAATATGTCGCCGAATATTTTGTTTAGGTTTCTGATTCTCAGTTCTTTTGCATAAGGATCTAAACTGAGACTTGTGAGCACAACAAACCTATACTGATGTTTTTCAGCAAGTAACTTCACATAGTATTGTGCATCTCTGAGGGGAGGTAAGAAGCCAATGGCGGCACTCTCATTGAATGTCTTGATAGACTTCTTACCTTGTTCTTTAGTGATACCATACCTATCACCAATGTTATACATGTATTGATAGCCTTCTACCTTTTCATGTCCGTGATGTTCCATCCAAACAGAAAAGCCCTCCTCCCAATCGAGTAGGACTCCATCACAATCTGTGAGAATAATTTTGTTGTTTTTAACTACCATACATTTCCTCTTGGCGCGGCTGGGAAGATTCGAACTCCCGACCTTGTGGTTCGTAGCCACATACTCTATCCAACTGAGCTACAGCCGCTCTTGATTACATACTCCAGTAAGTTTCTGTTGCTGGGTCTACACAAGTACCAACACTATTGATACCAATTGTGTAAGTTCTCTCTTCACCAGTACCTGGGAACCTTGCAGTTCTAGTAACTTGAGGCTCATCATAATCAGCCCAAGCAGTTACCTTGAAGTTCTCTGGATCAAAGTTGATGTAGTCATGATCAGCATACTTCTTAGTGTATCTGGTTAAAGCCGCTTTAGCCGCCGCCGCTGTTGAAAATTCAGACTTGATGTAATAACTCTTTGCACCAAAGACCGAACCGTTTGTTTTGTTTTCTAAAATATACATACTTAACTCCTGTTTCCTATTTCCTAACTATGTATATAGTATAGCAAATTTTGCATATTTGTCAACCTTTTTATAAGTCTTTGTTTCCTAAATATATTTCTATATCGCCCAAGTCTACTGCTTCTTCCCACAGCATGAGATCACTGTATCCATCAGCATTTACATCCAGTAACATACCCCAAGTAGACATGTTTTTACTGCTGTATTGTGGCCATTCTGTGGTGTTTACATAGTTCATACCACTAGAAGATTGCAATAAAACGTCAGGTATACCGCCTGTATCTCTGTCATTGTCAATGCGATTACTGTGTTTTTGTATTTGCAAATCATCTAATCCGTCACCATTGATATCATCACACACCATAAAGTTGAAGTCTGCTGTGTCTAACTCTACATCAATTGGGTCTGCAATCCTTATTAATTGATTGTTCTCTACTTGGAAGAATTCAATGCGTAATGCGTTTAGAAATTCGCTGTTGGTGTAGTAATAATCTTCCTGTAAGTCCTCACCGGATACTAATTGACTAGACAGCACAGACATCACAAATGTTTCTTTGCCGTTGTAGTCCATTACACATATCTCAGGCACTGTTCCACCAACTGCTTTTCTACCATTGATATCTGATACTGGATACATTTGGTTGTCTATATCTACTTCAAACAATGTAGGCCTTTCCCACACATGTAAAAGTTCTTTTCCGTTGTATAATTCAATTGAGTGATTACCACTTTCCAATCGGTTAGTGTTTACTAACAATTCTGCACCAAACCTAAACGAGTTACCTTGCACAACTGGATATTGATCAGATACATCTACAAAAGAACTGTCTTGTAATCTAAATGCCTGTTGCTCTGCTGTCCATAAGTAACCAGCAAAAACTGCATCACCGTTGGGTGCAAAGTCTACAGCATGTCCCCAATCAATTTCTCCCATAGTGTGGACTGTGTATTTGTAATCAGCAGAACTTAATAGGATAGCAGGGTAGGCACCATTGCTCAATGCATCTTCTTGGTTATCTGGACCACCTGTTGCTCTACCATCTTCCATGTTTGTAGCAAATGCAAAGTCGGGTAAGCCATCATTGTTGATGTCTTTGACAGAAACTTTTCTTGTTGCTGAGCCTATCTTTGGATACGAATCATTAAACACTTCATAGTTAACAACATCATATCCACCTAGTCCATTACTTGCCCATGCTACTAGTGTATCTGGTGTGGGTTCACGTTTAGAGTCACCCCATGGATCAGCAGAACACCAATAGTGTACTATGAAATCAACATGTTCATCACCGTTAAGTTTAGTAGGCAAAACAAATTGAACGTTTGGCTCCATACAACTTTGTGTAAAATATGTATTGGGATTTGATAATACTACTGCATCTTCTTTGAATTGTGGTGTTGGTGCAGGTGGTGTTGGATTTAACGGTTGCAAACCAACAGCAGGAGATGTTCCTCCGCCTCCACAACTGGCTAATAATATTGTACCTAACAATAAACAATGCTTATTCATTTCATACCTACTATGTGTAAAAACTATATTATACAGTACATTCATTATATGTCAAGCATATTAAAGCCAGCCGGTAAATAGTAGTATGAGGAAATCGCTAGGGTGGAATATTACTCCTATGTTTCCAGACTTGGTTTTTGATGGACAACTAGAATTAGATAGCAATATGATATCTGATATTATTACTGAGGTAGATACAAAACTTCCTCGAATTGAAACTAACTTTGGATTTATCACAGGAGAAAACAACACAGTTGACAAGACTAGGAAACTAGTACAGATACTTGGCAACGTTTTTCACCAGCAAGTTTTTGATTACTATAAGTTGAATCAAGCACAAATAGATATAACCTGTGCTAATAGTAAATTTATATCAATTAATCCTAAACATAATTTTCCACTCAATGCTGAAAGACTTAGATGGTATTCAGCATTAGTGTTCCTCGATGTAGATGAGAGTGCAGATAAAAGTTCAAGTGTTTACTTTGAACACTTTGGAGACAAACGTTGGGCTACGCCACCTATAGTGACACCATCCAATGTTGTTAAAAGAGGTAAGCCAGCAAAGGTAATGTTTTGGCCAAGTCATATTCCATGGGGCATGACACCAAACTTATCAGATAAAAGAACACTGGTATTTTCTTGCACGTATCATATAGACTTAAAACCAAAATTTCAAAAGGGGTAAAATGGCATTTGTAGTAACTAGTGCTTGTGTCGGCTGTAAGGACACACATTGCGTTCAAGTATGTCCTGTTGATTGTTTTTATGAAGGACCAAATATGTTGGTCATAGATCCAGATGAATGTATTGATTGTGGATTGTGTGTACCAGAATGTCCTGTTGATGCAATATTTGATGAGATTGATGTGCCAGAAGCAGAAAAGCCATTCATACAAATCAATGCTGACATGGTAGAAAAGTATGAAAACATCTACGAAACTAAGCCTCCAATGGCAGAATCAAGTCCATATAGCACAGAAGAAGCCATTAAAATCGTACAATTAGAATCCTAAAAGTGATAAATATTTTATACGTTCACCCAATCATTGGGCGGAAGTAGTCAATAGTGACGAAGGAACGCATTGTTACGTTCATCCTGTAAAGGACGGAAGTAGGCAATGAAGCCGAAGGAACGCATTTTCCGATAGGAGAATGACATGACTAAGTATCAAGAGACAGTACTCGTTCGACGTGCTGTACAAAAACAACTTAAGAAAGTAAAAAGAGTGTCAACTTTGAGTTTCCCCACTGTGGAGAAAAGAACAGAGTGGCCTAAGTATATCACAGATAATCCTTTCTATCCTTAAGTCAAAAAAAAGGGCAGTTAAACTGCCCTTTTTAGTTATCTAAAATTAATTAGACATAGTTGTAATGTACTGAGATTGTACCTGAACCTGCAGTAGTTGTAGCCGCTGTGCTACTGTCTGCCTGCATGAACTGTACTTGTACAGCCGCATTCTTTGTAAGTGCCGCATCACCATCTAACTCGATGATGTAAGTACCTGCTGTTGCCGCATCTGCGTCATCAGCCGCTACTAATACTGTTCCACTACCACCATTCTCTTTAACAAGAATATGGTTGAAAGAACCGCCACTAAATGCTGTTCCAATCTTAATTACAATTTTTTGTGCATAGTAAGTTCTGCTACTAATGTTAGGCATAGCACTTGTATCGATAGTTGCACTACCTGATGTCAATGCTTGTCTAAGTAATAGTCCGTCACCACCATTTGTTGCAACATAATCAACAACTGCCGCTGAAGTTGGAATAGTAGTGTCATTGTCGTTGTTGCCAATGCCATCTGCTTCATCAACAAACTTAGTGATTGCAATGCTCTCACCTGAATCTGTTAATGTACCAAAACTTACTGCGCCTGTAAACGTACCAGTTGCACCACTGATGCTACCTGTAACATCACCAGTTAAATCACCAGTTACATCACCTGTTACATCACCAGTTACGTCACCAGTTAAATCACCAGTTACATCACCAGTAATTGTACCTGAAGCATTAATTGTAGTAAATGCACCAGTTGCTGGTGTTGTTGCACCAACTGTACCATTGTGAGCACCTGTTGTGTCACCTGTTACGTCACCTGTTAAGTTACCTTCAAACGTACTTGCTTTTACATTCTCAGAACCGAAGTCCCATTCTGTACCAGCCGCTGTGTAAAGAATTTGTTTTACACCACTTGCTGTGTTTGCTTCAAAACCAGCATCAGTATTAGCACCGCCACTGTTTGTTCTGAAGATAGCATCTTCTGTTTGAACTGTTGTTGAATTAACAATAGTTTGTGTACCGTTAACTGTTAAGTTACCAGAAATAACTGCATCACCTGACACACTAACTGTTGCAGATGTAATATCATCCGAGTTAAGTGTACCTGATACTGTTAAGTCGTTAGTAACTGTTAAGTCATTACCGATTGTTACATCGCTTGGTAAACCAATTGTTAATGTATCTGTTGCACTAACCGCTACATCAACTTCGCCAGTAGTACCTGATACTGTTAAAGTATCACCACCATCGATAGTTTGTGTATTGGAACCATCACTTAATGTCCAAGAAGTACTAATTGCCGCTGTAGAGGCATTTGTAATACGTCCTTGTGCATCAACTGTAAATGTTGGAATAGCAGTTGAACTACCATATGATCCAGCACTTACTGCTGTGTTGTCTAAGTTAACAGTAAGAGTGTTACCACTACCTGCTGTTGTTAGACCAGTTCCACCTGCGATTGTAAGTACTTCACTATCAAGATCAATACTTAAAGCAGTTGCGTCATCACCTTGGAAGTCTAAGTCAGCCGCTGTTGCAACTGCGTCGACGTATGCTTTAACAGATTGTTGCGTTGGGATAAGTGTTGCACTGTCACTAGCCATGTTGTCTTCATCGACAAAACCAGTAACTGTGATTGAACCATCACTTAATGAACCATACTGAACAGTACCACTTGCTGTGATATTTGTAGCACCTGTAATAGCACCTGAACTTGCACTTAATGTGCCATCAGTTAATGTACCACCAGTTACTGTACCACTAAATGTACCGTTAGTTGCACCTGTTAATGCACCACTACTTAATGTAGCAGTACCGTCTGTTAAACTACCACCAGTGATTGCACCACTTGCAGTGATTGTTGTAGCACCTGTGATTGCACCACTTGAAGCACTTAATGTGCCGTCAGTTAATGTACCACCAGTTACTGTACCACTAAATGTTGCCGCACCACCATTGACGTCATGTCCAAAAGTAATACCTGCATTAGTAGTTTGCTCGTAGATGTCATCAGTGAAAATGCCACCTGATGTAGTAACGTTTGTTAAACTAATATTTGGATCTAGATTAACTGTTAAAGTATCAGTTGCACTTGCTACTGTAGTGATGTTAGTACCACCTGCTATTGTTGCTGTGTCTCCACCTTCAACAAGTTGCGTACCTGTATCACCTGCTAATGTGAAAGAAGTTGTAATAGCCGCTGTACTAGCAGATGTTACTCGTCCTTTTGCATCAATAGTTAATACTGGAACTAGTGAAGCAGAACCATAACTAGCCGCTGTAACACCTGTGTTATCAAGTGTAGTTGTTAATGTAATGTTCTGACTACCATCAAAAGCAGTAGCAGTTGCATCTACATCACCGTCTATTGTTATTGTTCTAGCATTCGCTAAAGTTGTTGCTGTATCTGCATTACCAGTTACATCACCAGTTACATCACCAGTTACATCACCAGTTAAGTTACCTGTAACATTACCTGTTACATCACCAGTTACATCACCAGTTACATCACCTTCGAACGTTGCCGCTACAAAAGTTTCGGAGCCTACACTCCACTTACTACCAGCACCTGTATAAACAATTTGCTTTGCAGTGCCACCAACGTTGGCTTCGAAACCTACGTCAGTACCTGTTGTACCATTACTGTTTACACGGAAAATTGCATCAGCAGTTTCAACTGTTGTCGAATTAACTGTTGTTTGAGTTCCTTGTACTGTTAAGTTACCTGTAATAACTGCATCACCTGCAACACTTACCTGTGCCGCTGTAATGTCATCCGAAAGGAATGAACCAGTTACTGTCAAGTTGTTACCTATTGTTACATCGTTAGGTAAACCGATTGTTAATGAGTCGCCGCTTACAACAACATCTACTTCGTTTGCAGTACCTGATACCGTTAAAGTATCGCCACCGTCAATTGAAGAAGTGTTTGAGCCATCGCTAATTGTCCAACTTGTTGAGATACTAGCAGTACTTACTGCTGTAACTAAACCTTTAGCATTAACTGTGAGTACAGGAATAGCAGTTGAACTACCATATGATCCTACATCACTGTTAACAGTGGCTAAAGTTGTGGAAATTGTTGCGGTATCACCAGCATCTTGAAAAGTTGCTGTACCTGTTGCGTCTCCTGAAAGACCAACTGTAACAGCACTTGATAGGCCATCAGCATCATCTGCTGTACCTGTTAAGTTACCTGTGATTGCACCGGAAGCATTAATAGTTGTGAAACTACCTGCCGCCGCCGTACTACCGCCGATGACGGTGCTATCTAAAGCACCACCTGTAATAGCAACATTGTTTGAGTCTTGCGTTGCAATTGAACCTAACCCTAAGTTAGTTCTTGCTCCACCTGCTGTACTTGCACCAGTACCACCTTGTGCAACTGGAAGTTGCGAAGATGCATCAACTAAGCCTGAATCGCTTAGATCGATTGTACCAATACTAGCCGTACCAGATGAGAACGTTGCAATACCAGTTGAAGAGGAACCGTCAAGTCCTAAACCACCATATTGCGTACCAATTGCTGTTGCCGTCCATGCACCTGCAGTGATCGCGCCAAGTCTTAAATTTTCTAGTGTTGAACCATCCGACTGCGTGAGGTCGAATCTGTTATTACTAGAATCATATTTGACTTTACCGCCACCCTTACCGAGTTGGACGTCTGACGATAGACCCTTTATACCAAAGTTCTTAATGTCAGCCATTTATATCTCCTATATAATACGTATTTTTTGCGTGTTATCGATAACATCCAGCCATAAGAGCTAAACGTTATGTATATTTATCTAAATTAAGGGAAAAGTATTAAACGTATGTTAATATGACAGTGACACTTCCAGCACTTGCATTGTAGTGATTACAACGTGCTCTCACTTCTAAATCTTGTGTCTGTGTTGAAGGCCACACATACTCTGGTTGACATAAGAAAGTGTCACCTGCACTTTCAGTTAAGTCATTACTTGGTGAGTCACAATACACATCTGGGTCTGCTAGTGTACCAACTTCAATGTTTGGTTCACCACCACTGTGTCCTGAGAATGTTGTGTTAATTTCTACAGCAACACTAACAATTTTACCACCGGGTGATATGTTACCAAGTAAGTTTGTTGTGCTAACACCAAAGCCACCCACTGGCATTGTGAATGTTGTTGTGAGTGTTCTAGCATCTGTTGTACTGCTATCTCTGTCAGATATCTTAACCCAACTTGAACCATCATATAAGTACAGTGCCCATTCACCATCGTCGGCACTTAATACATGTGCCTGGTCACCAACCTGTGCATTCAATGCATTTCTTGCACTGACATCTGCAACCACTTTAACAGTACCACCTCTGATACCTTGTTCAACGTTGAGTGCTAATGGATACATTCCTGTGTGTCCACTTGCAATACCTGTGTTCACTCTAAAGAATTCTGTGCTTTCAAAAATTAATATCTCACCACCGTCACTGCGTGTGAGATTAATACGTTCTGTTCCAGGTGCGGCTACACTTGCTGGCAAACCTGATATATTACCAGCACCAACATAAGGATTATTGTTAGAATCATTGGTTACATTAACTATAGTAACAGCATTACCATTTGTTTCTGTTAATGTTAATGTACCTGAATTATATGTAGCAGTTAAGTTTGCAATACCAGCGGCATTAATGTCTGTTGCCATGTCTTGTGGAATAGCAACTGCTTGACTGTATGCGGCTTGACCTGCGGCATTGGTTGTAAAATTAATTGTTGTGTTACCACTACCACTATCTATTGCGGCACTGAATGGCGTAAAGCCACCTACGAGTCCGTACACTGTACCACTTGGGTCTGAATTTATCACAGTCTTTGTTGCAACTGTACTTGCTACAACATTATGATTTGCAGTGTGACTGTTAATGCTTGAAACTATTTCACTTACGTTTGCATTACCTGAACCTGCTCCTGCACTGATAACTGTGTCGTAACCATTTATTGTTACAGTATGTCCATGAGGTATCTCAGGACCATCTTGGTCACCTTCTAGTAAAGTTTCTATTGCAGGTTGTATAACTAAAAATGTTGGGGCATCTGTTTCGCTGGTTGTTAAGTCACCATCAGTGTCTACATAAACATATTGGCCTTGTGTTCCTGGTATGCGTGGTTCAAAGTCAATGATCCTGTTGTTAGGTAATATCATAAACTGATCTGGTCCTGGACCAGGCTCTGTTACCACACCAATACTTTTACTTAATGTAGTTGAATTTGCTTTTGAGAATCCACTACTGGTAACTACTACAACATCACCTTTGTCAAAACCGTGTGCTGTTTGTTCTAACACATAGTTTGTTTGCGGATTTAAGTATTGGAATCTACTCATCACAGTTGCATAGAATGAACTGGATACTGTGGTTGGTAGAGGATCAAGCATTGGCACACCATTCTCATTCAATGAGAACACTGCGGCTGAACCTAAACCAAATATACCATTACCTGTGGAGTTTGCAAAAGTATTATAACGTAACCAATCTTCTACAATACAACTTACTTCTGTGGAAGTTTTACTTGTGATGCTGATTACTTTACAACAAATACCTGCTGTTGCACTGCCTACCCAATCACCTACAACAATATCTAAACCGTTGTATGTTCTATCATCTCTGGTTAAGTGAGAACCGTGTCCTTGTGCAGTTACAGTGAATGTGATTTCCCAACGATAATACTTTGGAGAACTTGAACCTGAGTACCAAGGGTCGCTGGAACCGTTGGCATGTTGCCAGTAGTCTCTACCAGCAATGCTTGTTACATTAACTGCCAATACTTTATTTGGATAGTTAAGTTTAATTTGACTAGACTTGTAGTTAATCAAAGCCACGCAAATCTCCTATTAATCATACATTACAAACTGAACCCAAGCATGTGTAGTTGTACCAAAACCTCTACTTGCGCCTGTTTCTGCTTCACGTAATCTGAGTTTAGTTGTTGGAACACCCATGCCACCAAACAAACTTGGTGCACCTGTTGAACCACCGCCTGCAACTTCTCTCAATCCCATAGATGATTCTAGAGGAGCGATTTGATATTTGTTACTTGCATACACATAACCATATATCATAATAGATGCTGGAGGGAAATTATATCCTGTGAATGCGACTGTGACATCACCACCCGATGCACTGTCAATACTCACACTGCTGATACCTCCTGTGGTATCTGTGATGCTGTCAAGAGCGCCTGCAGATGTGTAGTTTAATTTGAATCTTTCTACAGTGGCACCCGATCCGCCACCGCCACCTCCGCCACTTACTGCTTGAGTGGTAACCGATGTGACTCTACCCTTGGCATCTACTGTTATTCGTGGTACAAGTGTACTGCTACCGTAAGTGCCAGCACTTACACCTGTGTCAGTTAGATTAAATACACCAGTTACGTTGCTATATTCTACGCCATCTGTGGCTGATAAATCTGTTAAGGCTATGCCGCCTCCGCCGCCGCTTGTTCCTAGTATAGGCGTTAAGTCTACTGAGCTACCACTACCACTGATTGTGACAGTGTTACCTGATAAACTTAATGTTTGAGCATCTGTGTTAGTTGATAAATCACTAGCATTGGCTAGTTCAACCCAGTTGCCGGCGTGTGCAAAGTACATTGCACCTTCTGCATGTACATGAGCAATAGCACCATGATATGAACTTGCACTTGGCAAATCACTTAATGCTGAATATAAGAACTGTGTTTGTCTTAAATCAACATTGTTACCACTTGATATTGCCAGTTGCCCGGCTGTGCTATTTAATGTTAAAGTTTGACTATCAGTTTCGCTTGTTAAGTATGAACTTAGGTCTGGTGGAGTAAATGTAAATACACCAGTACCGCTGTTGTATGCTAAACTACCTGAACCACTTGCACTTGCTGATGTAACACTTACATCATTTAAGCCAGCACCCTGTGGACCAGTAGCACCATCACTTCCGTCAGCACCTGCAGGACCCTGAACACCTTGTGGTCCAGTAGCACCTGTAGCACCCACTGCTCCTTCAACGTTACCTGATACATTAATTGTACTGCTATCACTCATTGTGAGAGTAATTACACCATTTGTAACACTACCACTGCTGATACTTGTACCATCTGCTCCGTCGGCTCCGTCATTACCAGCAGGTCCTTGAGCACCTGTTGGACCTTGTATATTACCAACGTCTTGTGTGCTTACATTTGAATATGTAAACATCAAGTTGCCACCAACTAAATTTACGTTGGTTACACCTACACCGTCCGTTCCGTTACTGCCGTCTGCTCCATCACTGCCATCTGCACCCGCTGGTCCTGTTGCACCTTGAGGTCCTGTTGCACCAGTAGGTCCTGTATTACCTTGTATACCCTGTGGACCTGTTGCACCAGTTGGGCCAGTAATGTCGCCTAAGTTTTGAACTGAAGTATTTGAATATGTTAGAATTAAATCGCCACTGCTAACAGTTGCGTTTGTTATTCCATTACCAGTAGCACCTGTTGGTCCTATGTTACCCTGAGGTCCTACTGCGCCTACACCTGATAAGTCTAATGTAGTACCATCATATGATAAGTCACTACCGCTTAATGCTATTGTAGGTCTATTTGTTAAATCTGTATAATCACCACTTGTAGCAACTGTGGCTAAATCTGCTGAGTTTGCTTTAAGAGCAATAGCATTTGTTGTTGTGGTTGCAAAGTTAGGATCGTCACCAAGTGCGGCCGCTAATTCATTTAATGTATCTAACGTACTTGGAGCACTGTCAGTTATTGCCGCTACTATTGTAGATTGTGTTGCGTATCCTTGTGCTGACAAATATGCTGATACATTACTGTCACCATAATTGCTGTCAACACTGCCTAGCAATGGACCTAAGTCTACAGTTGAAGCATCGCCTGTGATACTAATTACATTGCCTGATAAACTTATTGCCTGTGAATCTACGTTATCTAATAATACACTTAGATCAACACTGTTACCACCTGATATACTCAATGAGTTTGAACCAGCATTCCAACTTAATGTTTGACTGTCGTTATCAGTAGTGCTGTAACCTTGAGCATCTAAATATGCTTGTACTGTGGCATTACCATAACTGCCTGCAACTGTGCCTGGCTGGAACTCACCTGAACTTGCATTCCATACAAGAGCCTGTCCGTCTGTGATTGCACCTATTGCACCCACATCACTCAATCCTGAAATACTGCTGTTACTTAAATCTGCTTCAGCCGCATCGCCTGTTGCACTGATTGTTACTGTGTCAGTTACACTATTAATTGTAACACTGATACCAGTGCCACCCTCAAAATTAAGTGTGTCTTCTACATTCTCTGCGAGTATTAAAGGTTGTCCTGGTCCTGTTACACCTCTGAAACTTGGATTTCTTAATGTTGATAAATCAACTGTGTTGCCACCGCCACTTAAACTTAATTCATCGTTGGCTGTATTCCAACTTAAACTTTGAATATAACTGGCACTGCTTACTTCTTCAATGTCAGTGATACGTCCTGATGCATCAATAGTAAATGAAGGTGTTAATGTTGCATTACCATATGTACCTGCAGTAACACCTGTGGACAAACTTACGTTTGTTATATTTGTTACAATACCTTTATCATTTACTGTGACTTGAGCAACATTTGATAAATTGCCGTATGTTCCTGCTACTGCACCAGAGGTTGCTAAAGATATCTCACCTGATGTGTTATCGTAACTAACACCATTGGTGCCACTTAAATCTGTTAATAGTATACCGTTGTCAACTAATGTATGAGGTACAAATTGATTGTTTGCACTATCCCATTTAATAACTTGTCCGTCACTGATACTGCCAATACTTACATCTGATATTTGACCAAGTGCAATATCATCTGCTACTACACTTCCTGTGATACTAAATGTAATTGAATCATTTGAAGCATCAGTTGAAATCAACATGCCATCACCAGCAACAAAAGTTAAGTCATCTTCAACTTTGTCTGCGGCAATAGTTGTCTGTCCAGATACTGCAATACTGCTGTACCCTAGCCCTGCAACACTATTTCCGTCACCTGCTGATAATTCAATCTCTGTTACATTTGATATTCTACCGTAAGTGTCAACTGTTATTTGAGGAGCATGTGTAGCATTACCATATACTGCGGCTGTTACACCTGTTGCTACTAAGTCTATTGTGGCATTTGAATTATTACCTGTGCCACCTGTTACACGAATTTGCCCTGATGTGCCTGCAACGTTGCCTACATAATCTGCTGTAAGTTCGTCTGCACTAGGAACACCAATGTCAACTAAATCTACTGCTGTGATTTGACCTTTGGTATTAACTGTAAACTGAGGGACTGCTGATGAGTTGCCGTATGTTCCTGCAACATTTGCTATGTCCTGGATATATACACCAGACGCATTTGAAACTAGACCACCACTTGCAATAACATCGATGGTACCGCCTGACTTTAATAAACCTGCACCAAAACTGTAAGGATCATTGTCCATTGCTCGCCATTCATTAGCGGCTGAACTATATTGTAATACTTGGCCACCAACAGGAACGTATGCACCTGTAACATTTACATCGCTGACTTTTTCTAATGATATGTTTGTAAAGTTAAGAGCCGACTCGTCGCCTTTAACCACAAGGAACTTATTACCTGAACCAGTGTAATTAGAAGGGGTATCGTTTAATTCTACAAATGTATTAGCCGCCATATATGTCCTATCTCAGTTTAAGTGATATTACAACTATTTATCACTTTAACTAGATAAGACTATTCGACTAACTTGTCCGTATGAGGTATCGTAGGTTTCGCCGTCACCTACATGCTCTCTGTCCATGTAGATACGTATATAGGCGTAATTTCCTTTGAAGGAGTATGCTTCTGACTTACTTGCTGGGTCATTTGCGTTGTATTGAATGTAACCTAATGGATTAAATGTAGTGCCTGTTGACTCGGAAGGTACTAAATCAAACCAATCGTCGTCAGTTGGCTCTAGCATTAGAGTTGCTTGTACTCGCAATCTACCTATAAATTGATCGTATGTTACTTGAATTGTGTGGTATCCGTCAGTGTAGCCATAGTAACTATCACCTTTCACAGTGTCTGAATACTGATTCATCTCTGTGCCACTGGCACTCATTAGTATAATACTTCGTCTATTAATAGGCATATCTTATCCGTTTTTAACTTCTACTACTGCACTATCACCTACAAGTTGTTGTACAACTTGCTCAATGGTAGCAGTAATCTCTTCATTGATAGCAGTTTCTAAATGCTCATCTTCCTTAGCAATTCTGCTAATTTCAATTACAACTGCTTCACTTACTATTTTTGCCATCTGTGTCTCCTTGTGTAACTATTTATCACAAAGAGTCAGGATAATAGATTTCTGTGTACTCTATTCTCAGTGAAGGCCACTGAAGTTTAATAAATGGAATGATATCGCTTATCTCATCTGGAGAAGCAAAAAACGATGCTTTCCATCTGGAACTTGATAATCTACCAGAACCTATATTGTCTTTCACATACTCTCTGACTTCATTGACTGCGTTTTGTCTATTGTAATAATTACCGTAACCCCAGGGCATCCAGCAATTCACTTTCATTGGATATTGATTGTAGAACAGATTTCTTCTAACAATTATATCATTACGGCCAGATATTTTTTCTAAGTGATCATCACTTAATGGCCCTTCTATAAAATTTATTCTAGTAGAATAGTTTTTGATACAGAGATCTACGCCTTCTCTATGAGAAAAGAATAGATACATGTTTGGAAATCTGCCCTGTGTTCTCACAGTGATATCATGATTCAGACACATGACTTTGATCAAATCCTGCCATGCCCACCAGTGATATCGTCGACTGTTACCTATTAGTTCGTCTGAGTCTTTCAGTACGTTTATAGATACTTTATAAGGTTTACTGCCGTAATAAACTCTAGAACTTGGGACTAATAAAAACTTTTTGTATTTTTTCTCATCAAGCAGTTTAATGTCATGTGTTGAAATAGTAGGTTTCACTTTCATTCCAATCAACTGTGATAGTAATATTTTCCAAGTCTTCGAACAATATCTTTTTACTTAAAGGCTTTTTAATTTTCTCTTCAAATATTCTCTTCAACGGTCTTGCACCCATGCTTGGTTCATAACCATCTAAAGATAATTGTTGTCTAGCACTTTCAGTTAACGAAATACTCACAGTTGAATTGTTTGTTTGTAGTAGTTCGTTTGTCTCTTTGAGCAATCTATCTACGATCAGTAACATTTGCTCAGGTTCTAGTTTGTTAAATTTAACAACAGAATCCAATCTGTTTCTAAACTCTGGTGTAAAGAATTTTTCTACAGCCTTGTCAACTGCTTTTGTTTTTGTTTGATCACCAAACCCAATCTTTTTAGATTCTGCTTCTGCGGCACCTAAGTTAGAAGTCATTAATAATACTACATTACTGAAGTCTACTTCTTTGCCCATACTGCCAGTAAGTTTACCATCGTCCATTACTTGTAACAATACTTGCAATACCTGTGGTGCGGCTTTTTCTACTTCGTCTAACAGCAACACACAATTAGGTGAATCTTCTACTGCGGCAATAAGTTGTCCTTGTCCCATCTTACCTTCAGCATGTCCAACATATCCAGGAGGAGCACCAATCAATTTAGCAACACTGTGTCTCTCTTGATATTCACTCATATCAAACTTGACCAGTTTTGCCTGTAACTCTTTTGCCAGTGCTCTTGCTGTTTCTGTTTTACCTGTGCCAGTTGGACCTACAAACAAGAAACTGCCAATTGGTTTGTGAGGTTCTCTCAATCCTGATTTACTTACAAGAATGGCTTCTACAATTTTATCTACAGCCTCGTTTTGTCCATAAACAGTATTTTTAATTCTGTCATCTAAATCTTTGTATGCATTTGTGCTTTCAGTGTCAATAACATCTTCACCAATTTTACTTACTTTAGCAATTACTTTCACAAAGTCTGACATCTGTACTAGTGTTTCATCACGCAACTTAACAGCGGCTCCAGCGGCATCGATAACATCAATTGCTTTGTCTGGGAAGTGTTTTGTTTTGTGATACCTGTCAACTAAATCAACACTGCGTTCTAATAATTCGTTGTTGTATGTAACACAATGGAAGTCTTCGTAATACTTTTTCAATCCAAGTACAATTAGTTTTGTGTCCTCTACAGAAGTTTCTTCAATGTCTAGTCTTGCAAAACGTCTAAGTAATGCTCTATCCTTCTCAAAAGTATCTGCAAACTCGTCTGGTGTTGTAGCACCTATTGTAAGCATTGTGCCTCTGCCTAACACAGGCTTTAGCAAATTAGCGGCATCGACATTACCTTGTCCACCTGCACCTGCTCCCATAATCATGTGTATCTCATCAATAAACAATATGGCATTTGGGTCTGCTTCTAGTACATTAAGTACTCCTTTAATACGTTCTTCAAAGTCACCTCTGTATCTAGTACCTGCTAACATAGCACCCAAGTCTAAACTGTATACCACTTTGTTCTTGAGAGTTTTAGGTACTTCTCCATCAACAATCTTCTTAGCAAGTCCTTCTGCAATAGCAGTCTTACCTGTACCAGGCTCACCAACCATTACACAATTATTTTTCTTACGTCTTGCAAGAATGTGTACTAGGTCGCTGACTTCTTCATGTCTACCAATCAGTGGATCAATCTTACTGCTCTTGGCTTCTTCATTGAGGTTAGTTGTAAACTCTTCCAACAACTCTTTGCTTTCTTCATTGTTACGTGAGGTTCGTAAATGATGCTTAACAACTTCATTTGTCAAGCCATTGATCTCACATAGATATCTTGCCATGCAATTATCCTCAGATAATATGCTCAATAACAAATCCATTGGGACAAAATATTCTCTGTTGTTAAACAACACATTGGCTAGTCCTCGTTGTAATACTCTTTCAACAGCCTGTGTTTTCTTAGGTCCACCTTTGGAGCCGTTTGGATTTTGTAATCCATTTGAATCTGGATCATTTAGATAGTTAGAAAGATCTGTGAGGATTTGATCTCTGTCGATATCACTCTTCTCACATACTTCTATAACGTCATCATTTTCAAGTAGTACATACATGATATGTTCTAAGCATACATATTCGTGCTTCTGCTTAGATGCATTATTCATTGCATCACGCATGATTAATTCTACTGTAGGACTTTTACTCATTTGTTTTTATCGCTCCTTTGCTTTGCGTGATACTTTACACTACATTCAGCACCACAGAAAACTTTTGTCTTATCTGCTGTATGATATTTTATTAGGCCTAGCATTACTGTTACGCCACATTCGAAACACTTATAAATCATTCTTAATTTTATTTAACCACTCTAGGTGTTCAGGATTGGTAACTCTTGGTGTAGAAACTTCTACAACCACAATCATATTTCCTAAACTTCCTGTACTAGGATTAGGCATACCCTGATTTGATAACTTTAGTTTAGCACCAGGTTGTGTTCCAGCAGGTATAGAAACTTTTAATCCTCCACCAACTGCATTCTCTACTAATATTTCAGTGCCAGTAATAGCATCTATTGACGGTATACTTACACGTTGATACAAATCATCATTGTCACGTGCCATTCCATATGGCATATCAACAAATACTTTGATTTGTAAATCACCTGGCGGTAATCCTTGATATCTTATTTGTCCTTTGCCTGCTAAACGTATTCTAGAACCATCTCTTATACCAGCAGGTATATCAATGTACTCTCTCATATAACCTAAGTCAACCATTATACTTCTTCCGTTGTATGCTGTTGCTAGATCAATACGTAATTGTGTTACAGTATCTGGATTACGTGAAGGTTGTGCTCTACGCCCAAACACGTCACCAAATATGTCTGCAAATGGACTGCCCTGTTCAAATGGACTGCCCCTACTGAATGGATCAGGATTGTCGTAAGCATATTTTTTATCAGGGTCACTTAGTGTTTCGTATGCTTCTTGAATTTGTTTGAACTGTTCTGGGTCACCTCCCTTGTCAGGGTGATGCTTAGATGCAAGTTTGCGATATGCTTTCTTGATCTCTCCGGGTGTGGTAGTGTGATTTACACCTAACAGGTCGTAATAATTCATTGTCAAATTATAGCATTATTATGCTGTAATGTCAACTTAAATCATTAACTAAATCAAATAGTTCTTTGACTGTTTCCAAACCATCTATTAGGTCGTCTTCGATATCTATATCGTATTCTGTTTCTAAAGTCATTATAACTTCAACAATACTTAGACTATCAAAGTTAGGAATCTCATCAAAACGATCTTCCATCTGTAAATCAAAGTCATGCTCTGTCCTGAGCAGACGTAAAAATTCTTCTTGTGTAAGCATAATTTAGTCTTTGGTTTTTGGTAATCCTGGTATCAAGTTTCCGATTGAAAAACTTGATTTCTCTTCTTCAGGTTGTGCAAGTTCAGATGCTTGTTGCTCGTTATCACGTTTTGCATCTTCTACTTGGTCCGCTTGGTTAGTTTCGTTCTTTTCTAACCAATCTTCTTTGCTGTCATTATCAAATCCACCGGTTGCTTCACGGTAATATAAAATAATTTCTTTTTGTTGATTGAGATAACGTTTGATCTCTTGTAAGTTGTAAGCCATGTTCTCATAGCCTTTGACACTGATACCCATCATTACAAACTCACCGCCAATCTTTTTTTCCAACTCTGCTATCTTTTGATCCATGTTGCCACACACCATTATGACTTCACCGTTTTCGTCTTTGAGTTGCTCTCTGAGTATACGTTTACCTGCTTCGTCTCTGACAGCACGAGTACTTGTTGTACCATCTTCCTTGGTATACTTCTCACTCATATACTTCTCAGTGGTGTAATACTTTGGATTCTTGTTCTCGCCTGTTGCAGGTTTGCATGGTGTGTTAGTCATCACATACCACTGTATATCTCTCATAGATATTTCCTGTGGTAGAGGTGGTTGATAAATGTCTAACTTGACTTCTTCTGTGAATACTTTAACTTGACTAGGTTGCTGATATGGTACACTTTGCATACTACTACAAGAGGCTAGGAATAATACTAATCCTCCTATAACTGCAAAATCAAATATACTTTTTATTGCTTTACTTTTTGTCATCTTGTGTCTCTGTCTTCAGTGTAAAATCATCGAATGCTTCTTCGCCATCGGCTTTATCTAATTCTCTGCTGTCTGCTTCAACAGATCTAAATACATCTGCTGTTGCTCTATTTGCTTTTAATTCTATACTGCCTGGTTTTGCTCTTGCTAATTTTGTTAGATCATGGTCAGCAAATATTCTCATATAACTATCACGCTCTGCATTCAACTCATTGTTTCTATTTTGTAAACCCATCATTGCTTCTGCTTGTTGTTTTGCATTTGCTTCTAGGCTTCTAATGGTTGCTTCGTTAGTTGCGGCCGCTGTTTGCAGTGCAACATTTTCAGTGTTGAGATAATCAACTTGTGATTGTAATTGATTGATACGATTTTCTTTTTCGTTCACAATAAAACTATGAGCGGCATAACCTGCTCCTAGTATTACTATCATGATTGGGAGTGCTTTTATAAATCCTAACATTGTTTTGTTACCAGTACGTTATCTTGGCTTGGATGGAATACCACGATGTAATCATCGATTGGAACGGCTCTCATCTCACCTAACATACTGTTAAACATTCTAAGTGTACTGTCCAATGGCTTGATTGCACTTTCGTTGATTCCAACTTCTGCCATTATGTCTTTTGCAGGACCAAAGTTCACAATTTCTAATTGTGCTACATCTCTCGATCCACGCATGACAATTTTATTGTCGTTAATTCCTGCTTCTAATAAACTGCTGTCTCTTAAAAACTCTAAAATCTTATTTGAATTGTCTTGTTGCTCTGCGGCTTCTTGTGCGGCTACCTGCTCTGCATCAAATTGTTCTTTATCCATATACTTTGCTGGCTCCAGTATCACATACTTTTCAATATCGTCTTCATATAGACTGTGATACTCATCTATTAAATGTGTTTTACCTTGCCATCTCAAAGAACCTGCAACATTTTCTAAGTCTTTGCAAATTTCTCTTATCTTGGAAAGAGCTTCTGGGTTACGATCCATTTCCACAAACACCATATAGTAACCATCTGGGTTTGGGTTTGGAGATACTTCTACGTCTCTGACATCTGCTGTGGAGTTTGAAATGTACTTGTATACATCATTGCCTACTTCACTTTCAGATACATAAAACCCAGCAGTGATGACATCTTCTACATCACCTGTCTTAGGCACAAACTCATCAATACTAACCTTGCTGAGCATTGTGTCTTTTAATTCACCCTGCTTGATTCCCATTATATAGTTCCTTGTTGCATACCCATGTTCATATCCATATTTGGATCGGTCTGCATCATATCTTGTTCTTGCTGTTGTTGTACTTCAGCATCTAGACTATCTAAGTCAACAAAGTTATCATTATCTATTTCTATACGCTCTGAACTAAATTCGTCTACGAATCTACGTGGCATTTTGATTTCAACTACCCACACAGGTTCAGATTTTGATCTTGCTTTTTTCTTGATAGACCCATCCGGTCTAGCCTCTGTTGTGATATCGTCCCAACTTTTGACTTTGATTGGACGTATAAGAGTGTCCTTTGAAAACTTTACCAAACAATCCTTAGCAAATAATCTTTTTGCTCCATATGGATCAGGCATTTCTTCATTGAGGAACATTAGTTTTACTGTTACAAAATGTCTATCAACAATGGGACCTTCTAGTATCTCGCCTTGGTTCCAATTTTTATATGCATATAGATCAACATCATCTAATACTTTTTCAAATTCTAGAAGCATATCCAGTAGAGTATTAGTCTCTGAAATCTTTTTGATTTGATCGTTTAGTATTTTCAATGCTATAGTCATAACAATAACTCCTGTTACAACTATTTATCAATCTAGAGCGACATCCAGTAAGTCTTACGATCCGTAGTTTTTGATAACAGTTTATCGTAGAACGCAATAGCCTCTGTTTTAAGACGTGCTATCCACTCTTCTTTGGTCATTGTTGACTTAGGATTCTGCAAAAACTCTTTCATATTTTTGATTTGCAGTTGCCCTTTACCTAGATTTTGTATGCTGAGATGGTCCCAATTGAGTTCATACACATTCAAACTAAAGTTTTTCACAATGGTTTTGTCATCGCTGTTGTATATAATAAAGTTATACATCAACGGTTTATCCAAATGTATTAGTCTGTCTATGCTGATAAGATTAGGCATTTTGAAGTCTAATGCTTCGTCACTGCTCTTGTGATCCACATAAGTATCACCTATTGTGATGTCTTCAATGCTACGTCTACTGCGTGGGTCTTGTACATCAGGAAAGTTCTGCTTGATAATAAGGTTGCAACGTTCTTCTATTTTGTCGGCAATACCTCTTTGCTGTAGGTTTTTGCTCTCAGGATATACAAGACGTTCTTTTAATATTTGATCTAGGTTAACTATCATCAGAATACATCAAATCCTATAAGCCACAGCACTAAACAAATAGCAGTCCACCATCCTAGTACACAAAGGAAAAAGTAAAATGAATATGTTATGCCTCTGTAGCCATTGCTATCAAAGCCAAACATGCCTCTAATTAATAACCAGCCAGCCTTTACTATAAAGAATGTGGTTATTGCTATTAGAATTACGTTTATCAAACTCATTTGTTTTCTCCTTTTACTGTATTATTATAACAGATTTGAAATAAAAGTCAAGAAAAAAGGCCCGGAGGCCTTTTCCCTAGTTGTACAAGTTTAGAACCTGTAACTGTAACCAACGTAGAAGTTGTCAAGATCTTGTATTTTATCTGCAAAATCTTCATCATTACTGTCATGGTCAATGTAGCCCATTTCTAGTTCACCACCAAGTAGGTCGAAACCTTTTGATAATTTCCAGAATGAACCAGCATCGTCCCAATCACCGTATGCTACGTCTAGGTACTTTAATGCACTAGAGCTTACTTCCCAGTAATCACTTGCATCATCGAGGCCTACATGGTAACGAACTGCGAACCAGTCAAAGTCTGCTTTAACGCCTACTTCTTCCCAGCCTTCTGAACCGTCCATGCTAAAGTTGTGATCTTGATACATAACGTTTATATCAACGCCACCTAATTCAAGGCCGTATCCAATACCATAACTATGCATGTACTCACTGTCATCCATAGACATAAACTTAGCACCTGCCCAAATACCGCTGTCGTGATCTAAATAACCACCTGCAGAGTATCCAAAACCGTCACTCATGTTTATACCTCTGAAATAATTGTCAGACGCAACTCCAACTTTACCACCTAATTCAACTGCATTTGCACTGAAAGAAAAACCCAATAGTGCCACTGCAAAGATATGAAATACTTTCATATTTTCTCCTTTTTGTTATTATAGTTGTAGGGGGTGATGCGGGTCACCCCAACCCCGTTTCTCTACTTGGCTTTTACTCCTAGTAGGTGAAGCACAATGATTGCTACGATTAGTCCAACTAATCCGCTTTCACCGAGTCCTGAAACTAGTGCTGTGATGTTTCCAATAACATCGCCGATAAAGAATTGATTTCCAAACAATAAGCCTGAAAGTATTCCTAAACCTAGTAGCCCAATAAAAATTGAACTTAGGCCGCCGACAAAGTCATTGACTATTTTCATAATACTATCCATATGTTACTCCTATATAGATAAAAAAGGTTAGTAAATACTAACCACTTTTATTTAGTATAAGTTGTTAAGAAATATTCTTATTTTGGCCACTTAACATGGGGGTTAACCTATAAACAACTGTGTTTTTGTGTAATTTCTCCGGCTAAATAATATTGTATGATGATAATCAACCATCTAAAAAGTTGGAAGACACAAAAAGTTACCACGAGTACAGGGGAAACCTTCTACTCGTTTTTTTGTGACAAAAAAATGGGAGTACCCGAATGTCTAGAAAAGCAAGAAAGCAGAAATGCAACAAGTATCGAAAACAACAACATGGAGAATCATATTTGAGAGTAATACAAGGAGGCGTCCAACGCAACAGACAGAGTACAGTAAACATTGTACCCAGAAATTTTAACCAAGACAAACTATTAGGTCTATTAGAAAATCCAAATGTAAACATAGTGTTTGCAATCGGTCCAGCAGGAACGGGCAAAACACTCATATCAACACTAGCAGGCATCAAAGAACTCAAAGGAGGTGACATCGATAAGTTCGTAGTTACACGACCTGCAGTCAGTGTGGACGAGCAACATGGATTTTTACCAGGCACATTACAAGAAAAGATGGCGCCATGGACAAGACCAGTGTTTGATTTATTTGAGGAGTATTATACTCCAGACCAAATTGAATATATGATTGGAGATAACAAGGTTGAAATTTCTCCCCTTGCTTACATGAGAGGAAGAACATTCAAGAATTCATATATCATTGCTGACGAAATGCAGAATGCTACCGACAGTCAAATGAAAATGCTACTAACCAGAATAGGTGAAGGCAGTAAGTTAGTTGTAACAGGCGACTTAGCTCAGCACGATAGAGGTTATGAATCCAATGGCTTGAAACTGTTTATAGAAAGATTGCAAAGAATTGCATCTGACAGAATAAAGGTTGTTGAGTTTGCAAATACAGATATCGAAAGACATCCTGTAGTTGACGAAGTGCTAGGAATTTATAACCAAGTTATATAATTAACCTTACGTGATATGTATCGGCGTATATGATTATGCGCCGATTCACCGTGTCCAGTTGTACGTGAACTAGCCCATTCCCATGGGTCTAAAGGTTTACACTTTTTCTTGCCCAAAATACTTGCGGCTCTCAATGCCGCTACATCAGCAGTTCTCTTGTCTGTGGTTGCTGAAGTCCAAAACACATCATGTCCACTTGTTTGTTGTGTGAGACGTATTCCAAATTTTTCAGGGTTCTTGCTCATTTCGCTGTAGTTGTGTTCATTGCCTGGTATTCTATATAAGCCTAAACTGTTAGGTATGATGCTTTTGAGTAATTTATTATCAGCAATATGACTCATTGTGTCTATGGCTTCTTCAAGAGGTTCACCGGGTATACCCATTATGTATCCAGCACAGGTGTGCCAATGTGGGAAAGTATCTCTGATAAAACGCATAAAGTCATATGCTTTTTCTTTTCTAATACCTTTGCGAATCATTTTACTTGCTTCGCGGTTTAGTGTTTCAATACCAAAGTAATGACCATGGAAGCCACATTCATCAAGTAGTTCTGCTTGGTAAGGTTTTGCCATCATGATATCAAATCTATTGTATCCTACTATGGTAGGAACATAATCTAACATGCCTGTGGCAGTGTGCAATGTTTGTATCTTGTTGTCGTCCTCGTTAAAGGTATCGTCTACACAACTGAATGTGTCTATACCATAACGTACATTTGCTATTCTAAAAAATCTTTCTAATTTTGCTACACTGGCATCGTTTACTTTTTTAGCATTTCTAAATTCAAAATTGCAAAAAGTACAATTAAACTTGCATCCTAGTCTTGTTTCAAAATTGATAATGTCATTTTTATCCAAACAGAAATCATTGTGTAGTTCTGGTACAATAGGATCTTCGATTACTTCATTGCTTGGATTGTGAAATTTTTGAACACCATTAACAGTTTCTACAGTGTTAGGCAAAGGCTCACTGCCCTCTAACCATCTTTCAAATAAATGTAAACTTCTACCTTGGAATACTGCATCTGGAATAACACTGTCTAAACTGTAATCTATTAGATTAATAGGTCCGCCAATGATTAATTTTATGTTGTATTCTTTTTTCACATGTTTGATAAATGCTGTCACTGTATTATCACCGCTTAACATATAATTGTTAAACAGTGTGCTACACACAATAACAGGATTTCTAACACCAAAACGTGTTACCCATTTTTCGAACATTTCAATTAGGGTAACAGGATGCCAGAAGTCTGTGTAATTAATTACAGTGCTGGGTATGTTGCGTTTGTGAAATACTTCGTGTAATGCAAAAGGTGCAAGTGGACGTATTGTGTGGGCTCTGTATTCGTCTCTGACGTTAGTATTAGTACACTCTAATATAAATGCACCATCTATGTTTGATCTCATTACATTAATTTGCGTAGTTGGTAATCGAACGGTTCAACTGTTTTAATCTCAAACGGTTTGTTAAATATGTCTTTACCAACTATATGAGTAGATGTTTTCTTTGAGACGTCCTTTAACATGAATGTTTTGCAACTGCGTCTGATAGTTTTTAATCCGTCTTGATGTTCAATAGTTTCAGAATGAAACCAAACAATTAATTCGTATTCTTCTTTGAATAGACTAAGCCACCATTGCCATAGTCGTTTGTACCAAGGTAATTTCTTGATTACGACTTCTTTATCTTCAACTATGGTTTGTTTATTATCAGCCATGTATTCTCCTGTGTAACACTATTTATCGACTACATACTGTTTAAGTGTAGTTCTATAAGTGTTGCACTGAGATTAATTTCTGGGTCAGCACATGATACGCTCTTAACCATACCATCTCTGATAATAACAACTGCTTGGTCTTGTTGCTGTTCTGTTGTTCCCCACAGTTCCAGGTTCCTGTACATGAACTTGTACACGTCATCATACTCTTCTGGTCTTGCTTGACTAACAATCAGTTCACGTGCCTGCTTGTATTGCCCTGCTTTGAACATTTCAACAACTTTCAACATCCAATCACTAGCACTTTGATCACCTTCTTGTGGCTTTTGTAGTGAATTGTCTACTACATTTTGTTGTACTAGATTAATGCTTTTACGCAAGTCTGGATAACTTGCTTGTACATAAGTATCTAGTGTGTCTAAGTCTACTTCAACGTTTTCATCTATACAAATTTTTGCAATTCTTGCAGTGAACTCATTGATGTCTAACTTCTCAATGTGAAAGCCTTGGCATCTACTGTGTAGTGCAGGAATAATACGTTGTGGATAATTACATGTTAGAATGAATCTACAACTTGTATGATACATCTCCATTACACCACGTAATGCCGCTTGTCCATTTGGCGTGATATAATCAGCCTCATCTAGTAACACATATTTCAAATCACCAAAAGGCATAGTGCTACTAAAGTTTGTAATCTTGTTTCTAATTGTGTCTACATTGTTTTCATTACTAGCATTAATCTCTAATACATCCATGTCTGCTACGTCTAGTTCACGCAACAATACTTTTGCTAATGTAGTCTTACCAGTGCCAGGTGCACCGCTAAACAGCAAGTGAGGCAATGCGCCATCATTTACCCAACCAGCAACTTGCCTACGTTGGTTATCATCACGGAATACATACGTATCAATTGTGCTTGGTCGATATTTTTCAGTCCAAAGTTCTTTCATTATAAATCCAGTTTGTTTTATCTCTTAGTGTCATATAGTTATGCTCTGCGATAGGTCGAACGTTACTTAAAAAGGTTTTAAGTTGTTGGTTATCTAGTTCGCATAGTATTTTAATCTGCTCTAATATTTTAACATATCTTGTTAAATCGTCAACCTCTAAATCATAACTTTCATCAATGTAAGGATGAAACGTTTTGTATCCTAACTCACGTAATTTTGCCAATGCACCTGGCACACCACATAAAACAAAAGGGTGTCCATATTGCATGGCCTTAAATGTTTTCTCAGTAAAGAACATTGGATCACCATTGCATGTAAATGTTTCGTTGATCACAGTAAAGAAGGATTGATTTATCATAGGCAGTAAACTAAAATGGCATGGGCCATCTAATACATCAGATACATTACATTCTTTAAGCCATCTATTGGACATAATGTTTGATGCAGTGTCTTTGCCTTTCATGTTCCTGTCAACAACCAAGTTATCTAAAAATCTTCCGTCATTGGGTATAATAACTGACTCGCTTGAATTTTGTACAAAGTCTATTACTGCTTTTATACCATCTCGCCAATTGTATAATTTTGTTGGTTTCCATGTTGCAGGTAATAAACTCACAAAGCCTTTGTCTAAAAGATTTCTATACTTCAGCCCAAGTATCATGAACAACCTAGTCACATTTCTTCTACCATTAAGTGATATAAACTTTTTGTTTACTGCTTCGTTGTGGCACATTTCCTCTAACACAAAGTTTTCTTGATGATAGGTGTGCATGTATTCAAACCACATAAACCTATGCACAGAGACGTTCTCTGTGCTTCTAAGACCTAGATTATTGGTTATTAATGTAACGTTTTTGAGATTCCAATCTTCTATAGCAAACATTATATCTTCGAATGCTTCTGAATATTGTATTACAGCAATGTCTTTGTTGTGAAAATTTAACTCTTGCCAATTGCAACTGGTTAGATCTTTTCCGCCGTAGCAGAGTATACAAAATTTATCTTTAACTAGATGTTTTATTGGTCCCCACCATGGTGGTTCTATATCTAAGTGATAGATAGAGCCAGCATGTGTTCTAATTATCTGCGTCATTTCTGTACACTTTGTCATTTAATTTTACAGCAGTTTTTAACACTCCTAAATCTGCTTGTAGTTTATTAGCATAGTGTAACAGTGCTTTGGTGTCCTTAGGGAAACAATGTCCACCAAAACCAAACGAACCATCTGGACCAGGTACTTGCATGTGTGTTTTACCCATGCGTGGATCTGTTTGTAATATTTCTGTGAATTGCTCCCAAGTAGAATTAGAACCACTTTGTGTAAACAAGTTGTGCAAGTCATTCATAAAAATGACTTTGGTTGCAAGCCAACTGTTTATAGTGTACTTGATTAAACTTGCTGTGATGAGATCTACTTTGAATGTAGGCACAGTTTTTACTTTGCTGTGTCTTGCGTATGCTTTTTCTACTTTGTCGCAGAATTTCCAACTGCCACCTAACACTTGCATGTTTGGATTTATAAAGTCTTGATGTGCATTTGCTTCTGTGAGAAACTCTGGATTGTACACCAAGTTTATTGCAAAATCCTTTTTCATTTTTGTTAGATGTTTAGGTGTGATTGTGCTTTTGATTACCACAATGCCTTTGTACTTTCTGTCAGCAAGATCGCTTAGTGTTTGTCTTGCTATAGATACATCAACATCACCTGATTCTGTTTCTGGTGTAGGTACACAAACAAAAAGAAGTGGTGGATCATATTTGACAAGGTCATCAATTGTGTTGTCGTTATATAGTGGATCCACCACAAACTGGTCTACAGTATCAGTATCAAATCCTTCAATTACTGAACCGCCTACAAAGCCGGCACCAATGATGCCTAGTTTCAACTTCATTTATAATAAGCCTGCCACTACCTTGATTGCGTCAATTGCTTTTACTACTTTGTTTTTGAGATCTTCTGTTGCTAAGTCATCTTGAATCTTGGCAATGTCAATGACATCTTCTACAAGTTCTTTGTATTCGCTTTCTGAGATGCCGCCGCTTTCCCATAGATTCTTAAGTTCTCTGACTTCTTTTTCTTTGCTGGTTTGCCATTGTTCTACATTCATTTTCTGTCTCCAAATGTTGCCAAGGCTTGTTCTGATATGTTAGCAATACCCTGTCTTTTTATTTTACAATAGCCTTCGCTAGGATTTTTTCTGTCGTATAGTTCCTGTGTTAAGTCTTGTATTGCTGTGTAAATGTTTTTGATGTTGTCGTTTAATCTGTGTTCGCTGTATACTGTTAAAATTTTAGCATTGTGGTTCATCATGCCAATGTCTGCTCGTCCGCACCAGTTAACACCATCTAATGGCTCTTCTGCTATCACATGCAGTTCTGCTAATTTACCAAACTCTACATTATCAAAGTCACTAGGAATATACTTTGCTACGTTTGCACATCCTGTGACAAATAATATTGATAGTAATACTGCTAATCTAGTATTCATTTATCCCCCTCCTAATTTTTTGAAGGCTTTTTCATCCTTCCTTTCCTGTAACCATTCTTCCTCGCCGAAATATGAAGGACCATTTTCTATTGCTTCTTTTGCTTGAAAGTAAACTTCATATATTTTTTGTTTACAACCCCAACCATTGAAGCCATCTATGTTAGGGTCATGCATTACGCCTTCCCATTGCCACAGTTGCTCTCTGATTGCTTTGTTGCCTGTTTTTTCTATGTACGGCATTATTGATTTCTTCCTGATTCGTAACCCATTCCAGCCATTATCATTACTATTGAAACTATTAACCACCATGGATTTAGACTGCCAAATATAATTCCTGCTAGAATTACATTTCCTGTCAACCCTGCTGTGGTTAAGCCTACTCTGTTTTGTATGTTAGGTAACTTCATTAATCTCTCTGTTTGCGATATACATCACCAAATACGTCAGCAACACTGACTCCATCTGGTTTTTCGTCTGCAACTGCTAAACAACCTTTAGGATCTACTTTCCATACATCTGCTTTGTTGTCATCAGTTTCAAACCTATCGTCGGACAGTTTCATTGCTTCAGTCCATCTACCATATTCTACATATACCCATTGCCCTGGTGTTAACCAATCAATGTCTGGGCCTACTTCAAATACCTTAAACCAACGTGAATATATACCTTCTTCTTTACCGCTGGTGTTTTGAATAATAATACCGCTTTGAGTAACTTGCTCTCCGAAGTCACCATCTACACAAAGTATATTATCGTTAATTGCTCTAATTTTCATTTTTTATCCGGTTCAATGCTATTTGTGATTTGAGAACATCTTTGAGGTCCTCATCATTCTCAAATATATCTATGACAGCAAATACCTTTTCCAAACTTTTTTCGGTCAACTCGTATTTGCCTATCTTTACAGGTAAGTCCTCAAACAAATTACCTGTGTTGATTGTGAGATCATCGTAACCACTTATTGTGGAATAGTCGCTGTCAGTGGTCACAGTAATAGAATCACTATTCCAGTCACTGTCACACATTGTATATGTGCTAGTAGGAGTTGAAATAGTTACTGTACTGTTGAAATCTAAATCTAGTTGTTTGCTCAAGGTGCGTCTTCCTCTCGGTAATAAGGAACCATTTCAATATCGCCATTGGGTAATTCTACTTCCTTAAAACCTAGAGGTTGTACTTCATCAAAGTTTTCACCTTCGGGTGGAGTGGGATCATCAAATGATTCTGTGTCATGTTCTTGTCTGTTATCAAACCCGGCACTAGCATCATCTAATACTTCTTTAACTGTTTCTGTAACTGATGGTTCAGCGGAGGTTCGTACATTTTCAGATGCTGTCTTTGCAGTCTTAACATCATTCATTGCAGGGTCAGTGTCAGGTGTTAACGTTCTAGTTTCACCTTTGAGACTGACTTGATCATTACTAACAGTTTCTGTTTTTGCATAGGTTCTACGAACTCTTGCTTCAGCAGGTTCTACCACTTCATTACGTGGACCAAGCCTATCGCCTTTGGCATTTACACCCATGTTTCCTAGTGCAGGACTACTTGGATTCTGTTTTGCCATAAGTGCATCAAAATCAATTGGAGCACCTCTGTTAGTTTTTCTTGTTACCATTATTTCAAAAACTCTCTTATATCTAAGTTATACTTTATACTGTCTACTTTATGTATGCCCAATAGGAACAGTACATAACTTGCAACACTACTACCTCTTCCAACACCCCAAATGAGGTTGTTTTTCCGCATTGTGTCTATAATATATATCAAAAGTTGTAGAACAGGATATAGGTTCCTGGCATTAAATTCGGCTAATTCCATTTCTACTCTGGCTTCGACAGCCTCGGCTGAATCTCCGCTTGTAGGAATTAGTCCTCTTACATATTCCTCAACATCTAAGTCTTTGTAGTATTGTGGTATATTAAATTCTTTGCTCCAATTACCTTCGCTAGTAATTGGCATGATGTTTAGTTCTTCACAAACACTGTTATATCTTTTTACAACATCTTCTAAAAAAGGAACATCTTGTATAGATTTATTTCTATACAACATTTCAATACCGACTTGTTCTTCATTTAGAATTTGCATACTGTATTATACCTTATAAATGCTTTTTTGTCAAATGTTTTTTTCAGGTTTCTTTTTACCAAAGTCAACTTTAATTAGTTCTCCAGGAGGGGAGTTGTCAAGTTTTTGCCAAGACTCTAAAATTTCTATTTCTATTTCTTTGAATGTTTCTGTGTTACACTTTTCTACTTCATCAAATTTTGATTGCCATTCTTCTAATTCTTCATGTGAGGTTGCTAACTTATCAGACGTACTAATATCATTTCTAAACCACCAAGGTATCTGCCAGTAGCTCATGTCTGTTACCCATTCGTTGATAGCAGGTAATTCCATGTAAGCATCTTCGTTGTTGTGTGAATACTCATACATCATGTTTTCGTTTATGTCTTCTAACTTGACAGTTTCAATTACTGTGTTTGGACCTGTGATAGTGTTTAACTTGCTGTGTAGCATTGCACATATAGTTTGTTCTGATGTATCAGGTAATGCCACAAAGTTGTTTTCTATGCCTTTGAATATTACATCAACATCTAGTTGATTGTCCTTCATAACGTACATTATGCTTTTGTTTAACACACCTTCTATGAATGTAAGTGCTTTTGCAAAACTCACGTTCTGTTGTTTTTGTGCATTCAATACACTTTCTTCACTGATGTCTGACACGCCTGTGTACATACTGAATGAAAAATTGTATTCAATTATTTCAAATCCTTTTTGTATATCATCAAGTAATATAAACTTTAATGGTGTTGTTTTTTGTAGTGTAAATTTATTGTCCATCCGGCCCATCCTTACCTAAGTATGATCTTACAATCTCAATCATTAATTCATCTTTGCTGTATTCTTCTGGTATGTAATCAACACTTTCCATCTCACCAATGTCAATTACTTTGTCCTCTACTTTGACTCTTGCTTTGAAAAGGGAATCTTGATATGCTTGTTGTGCCATTTCCAACATGCCTTGTAGTTGTCCTACAACAGGAGATGTTGGAGATGTTGCTAATAAACGTTTTGTTACTTTGTCAATTTCAGTAACAAGTTTATCTTCTGATAACTTATTAACATAATCATAATAATCAAACATCTTTCAAATAATCCTTTGCAATACTTAACTTACTTATCGCCGCTAAGTCGGGTGTCCTGAAGCGAATCTGGCCGCTTTTTAATTGAAAATCCCAAAAATCTTGCAATCCGTAGTCAATAAGTACCTTACGTAACTCTCTATCTGATTTACCTCTGATTAGCATATATCTGTTTGGACGCCATTCAAGCCAGCATTCTGCAAAGTATGCAGTGCGTTCTGTTAGTGTTGGATTAAGTTTACCAAATGCTTCAAACATTTTCTCATCTGAGAACATATTGGCATACGTATTACTACGTGGAAGAGTATCTATTTCAAATCCGTTCATAGTGTGATAATATGTTGTGTTCTAGTATGTGTATGGTCTGCTTTCTCTGTCTGAATATCACATCTAATCCGGGTAATGCTTGGACTACTTTGTTTTCTATGCTATATGATTCTTCGTTGCCAAATGCTAGGCAGTTGTAGGAATTGATTTTGTAATTCAATGCACCAAAATTATCTACTGTTGCATTGTACTCTTTTAAGTCTAAGTTATTAACAAGTAGACTTGCTGTAGATGCAAACACATCGTTAGTGTCTACTATCATTGCAGGAACATTATTGTTTCTACTTGTCCTGTCTATCAGTATGCTGAATCTATTGTTGTTGCTCACCAATGTGTTATAGGTTTCTCCTTGCTTGGTAAATTTGAATCCTATATCTTGGTAATGGTCCATCACTGATCTGTGATGTTGATTGTACACTATGCCTGATATGTGTTGAAACTCAGGCTTGGAATATGCAGGTAAGTCGTATACTTTGTGTCTTTGCAGTATGTTTCGTATCTTGGCATATTCATCTTCATCAACAAAAAGACTTCTAAAAGGTGTTCCATTATCGAGAATGTACATTGCTAAGTCATCATCATACTTAACAGGCAAGTGTTCTATTGATGACAGTGGGGTAACAAATCCTATCCCTGATATGCCATCTTTTTCTGCATCGTCATTTCTGTTTAATAAAATAATTGAATTACGTTGGGTCCACAGTTGAGCATTGTTTGTTTCACTTGATGTACGCATACGAAAACCCAAGGCGGCAAACTGCTCACCTATGCTCTCATCTGAATACCTACTTGGATTATATGTGTATTCTAAAAATGCGTACTCTGTTGTCATATGCTAAATGTTACTGATTCCCCGCAACCACATGCACTGTCTGCTAATGGTGCTTTGATTTCTATGTGTTGTCCAGCAATGCCTGTGACCAATTCTATGGTACTGCCTGCTAGATACTGTTTACTTAACGTGTCTAAATAAAATGTCCAACCGTTGTATTCTTTGCTGTAGTCTGTTAAGTTGATGTCTGATATATCGCTGATCAATTTCCAGTCGTACATAAAACCTGCACAACCTCCGCCAGTCAAACTTAACTTAATGCCAATAGCATCAGCACCTTCTGTTTGAGCAAGAAAGTGTTGTTGGGCACTTTCTGTTAGGGTTACTAGATCCTGGTTAGGATCAAATGTTTTAATCTCCATACTACTATTTAACACAATTAAAGCATTGTTTATATAGTATGTGAATTAAATTCGCTTGGTAATGATTTCGTCTACAAGGCCAAAGTCTAATGCTTCTTGGGCAGTCATAAAGTTATCACGATCCATTGCTGATTCAAACTCTTCGTATGTTTTACCAGCAGTGTTGTGCTTAACGTATGCTTCTGTGAGTTCACGTTTGATACGCACAATCTCTTTAGCACGTATTTCAATATCACTTGCTTGTCCTTGAGCACCACCTAATGGTTGATGAATCATGTGCCTTGCTCCTGGTAACATAAAACGTTTACCTGGTGCACCTGCGTTAGCAAGGAATGAACCCATGCTGGCCGCTTGTCCCATTACAATAGTCGATACTTCTGGCTTGATGTATTGCATTGTGTCATACATTGCCATACCTGCTGTTACAACACCCCCAGGTGAATTGATATAGAAGTTGATGTCTGTGTCTGGATCATCTGCTTCTAGGAATAGTAACTGAGCACAAATGCTATTACTTACTGCATCATTGACTTCTCCGTTGAGAAATACAATTCTTTCTTTTAGCAGTCTGCTGTAGATATCGTAACTACGCTCTCCTGCACTTGTTTTTTCAATTACGTATGGGACAAAATTCATTTTTATTACCTGTTTGTTAAAAGTTAATTGTATAACAATTTGTTAAGTATGTCAATCACTAAGTGCAATACTGTATATTTTATTGATGAATTTTTGAAATGATCGTTTTCTTTCAAACAATAAAAATCTTGTTATATTGTCAAAATCTCTAAATTTAACTTGTAAAATCTCTTGTTTAGTTTTGTTACCGTAAACGTCTGTGAGTATTTTACCAATGCCATTAACAAACTTACTGTCGGAAAGAAAAGTAAAACTAAATGTACCATCAGCATTCTTAGCACCTGTAATCCATACAGGTGAACTACAACCTGCTACATAGTCTTCTTCATTTCTTGCTGTAACTTTAGTAAGTACTCCATCTGATATGGAGTTTAACCAAGCGACATAATCGTTTGGATTATCAATTGGCAATGCTTGAGCATTGTATTCTTCTAATGATGACATACTGATATTTATATCCTGAGTTAGGTTGTGGCCCACGGAAGTGAACCACGAGTGTTTTTTGTTACATAATTGGTTGCATAGCCACCCACATCATCCATGCCGTAGTTAGACTCAAAAAACCCATTGCAATATCATCGCAAAAGTGTCCGTCGTTGCAGACGCGGTCTTTGAACTCGTTCCAGGTATCGGTGATTGAGTGAGCAACCTTTGTCAAGGTTGTCATGTTATTCTCCAGTCCTAAATTAAATTTAGCAACTTCGTTCACTGCCTCTTACGAGCACAGCTCAGTGTAAAAAAAGTTCCTTAACTTTTGTAGACCCTCATACACATACATAGTGTAGGCATAATAGCCCGAGGCATCAACATTTACATTGTTGTGGAAGGGAAGTGCCCTACCTTCCAACATCTATTTATCAATAGTTAAAACATCAGTTAAGTTTTCTGGTTATTTTTGAACCATTCTGACTTTTGAGTGAAATATTGTTTGCGAATCTTTTTTGCAACACTCAGAGATCGCTTTTTAATTTGTTGTGTGTATGCCACCATGTCAGGAACATTACTCACAACACCATGCGCCATAAAGTTCAAGTATTCAAATGAACTCAACCCTGTTGGAAAATTAACAGACCTCAAGTAAGCATCTGCCTTGTCTCTGATTGTGAGTGCAGATTTAGAATCAGTCCATTCGTTCTTCCAATGCATTAATTTTTTACTGACTCTGAAATCTTCTTCTTCAGTGATTGTGTAACCATACTTTTCAGGGTTAGCACTCATATCGCTTACATAGTTATCGTCATATACATCACTGTTGGGTTTGCCAAGTTCCAGTACACTGATATACAATGCATCTAATAATTTTTCGTCCGCTATACGTTTTATATTGTTGAGAAAACTTTGTTCACTTTCTCCTCTAAGACCTAAAATTATTCCACTGCTTATTAGTGTTTCAGGAGATAATTGTTTTAGTTTTTTGAGAATGTCAACTGTCTTGTGTATGTTACCACTTTTGTTTGCCAACTTTGCACTGCTACTTTCTAAAGTTTCAATACCAAAACTAACACCTGATATTTTTAATTGTTCCCAAAGCTCTTGTTGTTCTTGCATACCAAACAGTTCAACCCTAAAAAACCCGGCCAACTTTGGATCAAAGTCTAAATTGTTTTTTACTTCTAACAGTGTTCTAAGTTTTTGGGTATCATCATTACAGGTGTCATCAGCAAGATAAAAATGTTCTGAACCGTACTTGTTATTCATGTGTTCCATGAATTGAGTTATATATTCAGATTGTTGCAGTAATGGATTTTTTGTATTACGCAAATCAAAACTGCAAAAACTACAATTAAATTTACAACCTAAACCTAATTCAAATCCCACAATGTCCTTGCTAGTGATAAAGTCACAGTCTCTGAAGTAACCAATCACAGGCTTCTCAATGTTGACATCTACGTTGCGATTTATAAACACATTAGGATAAGGTGTAGCAAACCTGCTCATGTCCTCATCATCTAACCATGCTTCAAATATCTCCATACTGCGACCAACAAAGAAATAATCAACTAAATTTAAGAGTCCTTTTTCAAAGTATCTATTGCCACCAAGGAGTATTTTGACATGTGGTATTTCTTGCTTAACCTGCAACAAAACGTTCTCAATTGAATAAGTTACATGATTACTAAACGGCGTACTTAATGCAATAATTGGGTCTTTAGAGTCCTTAAGATAAGTTATTATAGAATCTAGTAATAGGTCTTTGGGCCAATGACTGAACCAATCAATTATGGTGTTCTCTATTCCTCTGCTATCGAGTCTTCTAGCAACATCTGTGGCTCCTATATTTCTGTATGTATTACTGGTATACAGGTCAGTTCCCACTGTGTTTTCACTGAGAATTAAAACTTTCATATAGTGTATTTACGTTAAAGAATAAAAAGCCAGCATAGAGCTGGCTTCTTATGTTTGCAAACAAAAGAATTACTTCTTTTGATCTTTGATGCCTTTTTTAAGATCGGCAATCATTGTATCTTTGTTTTTTCTCTTGTCTAGCTCAACACCAAAATCACGACCTAATTCCTCAAGTTGTGCTTTAGTTTGTGCTTTGAGTTTAGCAAGTGTAGGAAGTTTTTTAACTTCTGCTTTAACGCCTGCCTTGGCATTTTCTACTGCTTCTTTAACATCAGCAACATCAACCTTTCCGTCATTGTTGACGTCAAGACCTTTGTCTTTGTTAAAGTAGTAAACAACACCACCCAATACTAAGAGACCAATAATGAATACAATTTCCATAATCAACTCCTAAGATATATATCTAATTGTTCTAAGTCCTCATAACGTGAACTATCGAACGGGTGTACAAGATTGAAAGGATTTGCTCGTTTGTAAGTAGTACTCCTCACTCTGTCAGCGACAGCCTGAACAATCGCTTTATCTTGCTCGTTAAGTGATTCCATATCGACTCCACCCCTCATAAGAGAGAATAGAGCGATATCGAACTCCAAGTAACTAAAACCAAATTGGTCCTCGTCACCGTCGGCAATGCCTAAACCGTCTGTAGGTTTTGCCTCCACAATGCTTTGTGGTACTCCGAGATATTCTGCTAACGCAGGTATCTCCCAGCTCTTGGTCATTGCTTGGATAGGTGAGACGTCACCAACATCACCATGCAATGTCCAAAACCCTGCCGCAAGTTCTGAGAAGTTATCTGTACTTGCCACACAACCTCCTAGTTTACTTGCTAGATTATAAAGTGTAATCATTCTAAGTCTGGCTCGAATGTTACCCTTTCTAATATTTTGTTCTTTCATGTTAACACCAACAAGTTCTTTGTGGAAGTCAACATCTGTGTTTTGATAAAATTCTACTAAGTTGTCAAAGGCATCAGTAAGGTCAATCTTTAGCATTCTAATACCTAATGCATTACATGCTTCTATGCCTCTGTTAGTTTCTTCTGGATTTTGATGTATAGGCATTACTACACCTGTAACATTCCATCCAGCATTCTTGAATAGTGCGGCAGTAACAGCACTGTCTATGCCGCCACTCATGCCAAGTACAATATTATCTATACCATGTTGGATTTTGTACTTTGCTAATTCGCTGACAACAGATCTACTTAAATCTGCTATATTATTGTGATAGACTCCATAAGAAATAAGATCTGTGAGTCTCTCTTGAAACCAAGGTGACAGAGAAGGATCTCTGTTGTACCTTTGAATATTTTCTTGTATGCTCATAATTTAATTTTATTTATTAAAACACCTATTATTCACCAACAGTAAATGGTTCGTAAGTGGTGTTGAATTGTTTGCCATTGTTAACTTGCACAAAAGTAGTGCGTTTGCTGAGTTCTTTCAAACTCTTTGCACCAACATAAGTACAAGTACTGCGGAGACCGCCAAGAATGTCTCCAATAACGGATTCGACAGGACCTTTGTAAGGTACACGAACCACCCGGCCTTCACTTGCTCTATACTCTTTTGTTCCACCATGTTTCTCCTGTGCCGCGGTACTGCTCATACCATAAAATTGTACAAATTGTTTCTCAACTTTTTTACCTACTCCTGCACTTGTGCTAGGTGCTTGTTCATCAGTAATAAAAGTTTTTGTAATTACTTCGCCACCGCCTTCGTCTGTGCCTGACAACATACCGCCCAGCATCACAAAGTCTGCTCCAGCACCAAATGCTTTTGCTACGTCACCTGGTGAACTGCATCCGCCATCAGCGATGATGTGTCCGCCAAGACCATGAGCGGCATCTGCACATTCAATGACTGCTGATAATTGTGGATAGCCCACACCAGTTTTAATCCGAGTAGTGCAAACACTACCAGGGCCAATGCCCACTTTAACGATATCCGCTCCATTTAATATTAACTCCTCTGTGATATCCGGAGTAACAACATTGCCTGCAATGATAGTTACATTAGGATGATTGTCTCTAAAACGTTTAACAAAATCTATAAATCTTTCTGAATAGCCATTAGCAACATCAATACACACATAGTCAATAGATCTGCTGAGTGATAATGTTTTATCAATGCGTTCGAGATCAATGTCTGTGATGCCTGTGCTGACTGCAACTGTTTGACGCAAATCATCTTTGTTAGTATGATTATTTAACCAATCCCAAATTTCTGCAGGTTGATAACTTTTTGCTAAACAGGTAAACATTCCTTTTTTAGCCAATGGTAATGCCATATCAAATGTACCAACACCATCCATGTTAGCGGCCATGATAGGAATACCTCTGTACGTTTTGCCGCTATTCCTAAAATTATATTCTCTGTTTAAGTCAACGTCCTTGCGACTGCCTATTTCACTTCTTTTAGGTCTAAACAGTACATCAGCATAATCTAATTTTACGTCACGTTCAATTCTCATTGTTTATTGCCCTCATAGTCATAAACACTATCAATCCATTCTGCGGAATTATAGTAATTCCATTTTTCTTTGGTGCTAACCCATTTGCCCTGATGATATAAATCAATGATAGGACTACCGCCATGATCAACATCAACATCTTTCATTTGATTGAAAAGATCTAGTATTGTCTGTGCTAACAGATTATTGTTATCAATATTCATATGACACAAACGCAAGTCTCTGCCATGGAACTCCCATTTTGTATCAGCATCGTTATGCGGTGGTAGCCAACAGTCATGGAAGTCACCATTATTCATGTACCGACTTGGTGTTCCAGTTTCACCAAAACATATATTTTGCAATCCTGATATCACTGGTCCTGCTCTGTTTTCTACGTCCACTACTGGAACATCAGGCATGAAAGGTATACTAGGGCCAGAGTTTCTAAATGGCATAACATTAATTAAATTGAAGTTGTGTTGTTTTGACAAGTTTTGTACAGTATCAAAAACCATTTGTCCAAACATGTCATTTAACATTACATCGTGGCTGTACTTGAAAAATAGATTTATATAATTTTGAATATTGTCTTCACCCTGTAATTCGTCTTCTATATGTGCAAATTGCGGTGACAGGAAAGACCTAGTTTCATTTGGTTCTAGCAGGGAAATAATACGTTGTGGATTTGTGTGTACAAAAACTACATTTTTAATTTCGTCAGTTTCGTTGATGTCAGCAATTAGGTTATTAAGTGACCACCATAGGTTGGTGCCACCTCGACCTTTTATTTCAACAGGCCCTTTGTACGAATGTCCTCTGAGAGTGTCTTCATAATCTTCTTCAGACAGATCAGCACCTGCCATTCCTAAAAAGTATTCTGCTAATAAACTAGGCCACGGCTGAGCATCTAAATGGTCTGGGTCACACATTTCTGTGTTAGTAGGATCAGCAAAACTATCACCGTATATAGATAGTTCAAGTGTGCCTTTGTGAGCGTTATCTTTTACAGACGCTTCTGTAACAACTGTATCGAATACACGTCTGGATTCATTTAACATTAACTAGTTCCTGCTAATTTTCGTTCTATTATTTTTTCAACTGTTTCGTATTCAACACGATTAAATGCACCTTCAGGAAATTGAGGAGGTGTCCATTCTACAATCCTTTCTCTCCTGTACACGTATTTAAGCCACACTCGTTGTTCACTAAGTGTTTTAATGGGCCGCCACGCAAATACTTTTTGCCACTTGGTGTACTTGGCATCTGTTGGGCCTGGTTTCAAATGTGGGTACCTAGTGTAAGCCGGATGGCCGTACATACTCATTCGTCAAAGTAGCCATCTTCCTCTAACTGTTCAACAGTGTAATGATCAAGTGGGTCATGCCACTTTCTATTCACGTAACCAACATGAGCATAGTATGCCTTGCCAGTTGTGTCATTGTAATCATAGTTTGCTTCAAGTTCTTCTTTGCCGTAGTAAACTGCTTCAACAAGATCTGCAAGGTCACTTTCACAACTGCCAAATCTCAATTTCTCTGCATCAAACTGTTCATCGGTATCCAAGAACCAACATGCAAATGTACCTTTCTCTGAACTGTGAAATGCTAACACAGGCACAGTTTGATCTTCGTACTCTTCGTCAACCTCATCTGAACTGTAACATTCTCTGCTGTACATGTGAGTAGGTTCAACTTCGATTGAATCTTCGTATGCCCAATCATCTGAACCGTCTGTTGGTACAGGTGTAACTGTCCAACTGCCATCTGAATAACAACCATTTTGATGTTCTAGATCATCAATGTCATGCCAGTAATTGTCTACCATTGGTGGTCCATCAGGATTCTCTAATGCATCTTCAGGTTCATCATCATCCATATCATCAAATGATATTACTTGATCAATGAGGTCTTCTTGCTCCTCATGTTTCCAATACTCAACAAATTCTGCTGGTACTTCGCCGACAGTGAGTTCACCACCGTAGTTGCCTGCTTCAATTCTATATCTAAATTTAGCCATTTAATTCCACTCCTTAGTATCACCAATTGCTCCTACTGGTGATGTTTTGTATGAATTCAAAAGGGTTACCCTATCAATAAAATACATATATGCTGTTACTTTAGCAGATGATATATTAACTGATATTTTTTTCCTATTATAGAAATCTGGATACCCTTCAATTGCATCTAAGTATTCAAATGTTTCATCATCGACAGCATATACTTCTCCTTTGATTTTATACTTGCCTTCTGTGACAGCAGGAAAACTTCCCAAGTCAAAGATGTCATGTATGTTATCCGAGGTAATGCCTTCACCCACAAACTCAGCACCTTCGAAATATTGCATTCCTCTGGTTGTGTTACCGGTTTTGAGAGTTCCGTAGACGAAAACTAGTCTAGGTTTTTTCACTTATCTGTTCCTCTAATGCTTGGATTCGTTGATTCATCAACGTCAGCAATTTACTTGCATCAGCATCCATAGGAACCGCTTGACTACTTATTGCCATTCCCTCTAACTCATCGATACGATCGTTGAGGTCGGCTATAAGTATATCTTTGTTTTTGATAGTTTCTATCAATTCAGACTTTGTCATTTGCGTAGTGCTTTTCTTCATACTGATACTTATATTAATAAAACAACATTGTAGCATTTTTCTGGTGTTTGTCAACCTTTTTGAAAGTCATTCTATAATCAGTTAATAAACACTGTGTTAATGATAAATATTCTGTAACACGATTGTAACATTTAAGTTGCCCGATTGTAACAGTACTCATTAGAGTTGACGTTACTGGTGCTTTGTGGTACATTGTGTCATACATAGGAGACTGAAATGGCGAAATCCATAGGAATAGTAGCCAGTGCAACTCATCGATTAGCATTGGACTACTTTAGAAAATTTGATACCATGATGAAGCAAGGGCGTCTTGAGGTCGTTGCTCAAAATATGTGGCCTGAATAAATTAAGTGTAATAGGCGTTACTGGTATCTGTATGATCAGTAATATCTTTAACGCCTTTGACTTCGGGCACTGCCTTCATAATAGTGTCTTCCACAACATGTTTAAGTGTTGCATCAACTGCACTACATCCTTGACACCCACCACCGAAACTGATGATAGCAACATCCTCATCTGTGATTTCAACAAGTGAAACTTCGCCACCATGCATCTTGACCATTTCATTTACTTCGTTATATAGAACATAATTTACTTTGTCACTGAGTGTGGCATCAGGTCCCAACTTAGGTAACTTACTGTTAGGTGCTTTGATAGTCAGTGTTCCACCAGCAAAGTCAGCATCATAATTAATTAATGCATCATCAAGATATTTCACACTCTCACCAACAGCATAAACATCAAGTGGACCAAATGACTCTTTCACATCTGTTTCTTCGATACTTGATTCTTTGGCATAAGTTAATAATGTTTCTGCACGTGGTGTTCCAGGCTTGTCTACAAACAACCTCACACCAATTGCTTCACTATTTTTACTGAGTAAGTTGCTGAGATATTCTCTTGCTGTTTCTGTTACTGTTATATTCATACCTTTATTACCTCAATGCCACTGTCGATTAAAAATTGTTTACCAGTGCCTTTGGCGGCTTGGTATTCTTCTCGGTAGTACACAGTGACTATACCACTTTGATGAATTAGTTTAGCACATTCCATACAAGGTAAGTGTGTGCAAAATAGTTCTGAGCCTCTACTGCTCTCTGAACTTTGTGCTACTTTGGCAATAGCATTAGTTTCTGCGTGAAGAACTTCTGGTTTTGTTTTTCCATCTTCTTCACATTCATTATCCCAACCTGATGGCATACCATTGTAACCAATAGAAATAATTCTATTGTCTTTTACAATAAGTGCTCCAACCTTTGCTCTGGTTGCTGTACTTAATTGTGCAAATCTTTCTGCACAGTCCATGAATGCTGAAACAAATTTAATTTTCATCTGTGTCCTCAATTTTTATGTCTGTGCCTGGGTATTTATTTTCTTTTAACCATTCTAGACACTTACCACAATTAGAGCCAATCTTCTTTTTTAACTCTGGGTTTTCTTTTAGCATGGTTGTGGTAATTGCATTGCACACACAAATATACATACTACCCTTTGTAACGTTCAGCCAAATACTGTTCGTGTTGTTTCCATTCGCCTTTGTCTATAAATCCCCATTCCCTTAATTGGGGGCCTGGAATAAAAAGAGTCCAGCAATCAACGCCAGGTTCCAACTCAATACGGTGTAGGCTACGACTGCCAGCAATGCGTCCTTGACCTGGGGACCTCCATTTTCGCTCGCCAGTCTCAAGGTGCTCCCAATAGCCACCTTTAAGGATAATAGTGAAATAAGGCCAAGGGTGATCATGTAAATCATCCGGGTCTCCTTTGTGAAAGTTATGAAGGAATATATTAAAAGGGAACCACTTGCGTTCCTTCAGAAACAAGTAGTATCTTGTTAAGTATGGTTCGTTACTGAGACGATCCATTATAACTCTTTTACGTCCTAATTTTTCCAGAAGTGTGAGTACTATATTCATACTATAAGTATACGCTCTTTTACTGTGATGTCAAGTATTTGATGTTTGAAACGAATCTTTTTACACCATCAAACAATGCTAGGAACAGCATTGTACTGAGTAATAATCTCATGTCAAATATCATTGCTTCTGCACTAAACGGCGGATATCCATGCCCTGTGACGTACACAGCACCGTTTACAGCAATGTGCCAAATCAGTACACTCAATGCACCAGACATATAAATATTCTTGTTAAAACTGCTTATAATAGGTGCTAGACCCATGCATAGGTACACTATGGGCATTACAGTGTAGAAACCCAAAACAATGTCTGTTAAGAATAGAATTGATATTGGAAAAAGTACTTGCGTCAACCTGTTTGACATCATTTGAGGAATAAAAATGGCTGACGCAAGTAAGGGTGTAAAGTTTGCTGGTAATTCAGCAAATCTACTCACCAAAATTGCACCAAATAAAAGTGCAAAACTATTTAGGTAATTGTACAACATCGCTCCTTGAAAATTTTTCTGCTTCAGCAACACGCCTTCTCAAACTTGTACTACTGAAACTGTGGTCTCTGCCGTTGTAAATAATCTTACTACCACGTTGTTTGGCAATGTCTTTACCTGTAAAATCTTTACCTTTGTATTCGTCTCCTAGTATTCTAACATCAATTGGTAATGTTAGTAACAAGTCAACAAGATCTTGTTCTGTTGAATAGATAACAATCTCATCAACATATTTAACAGCACTGAGCTGAACTTGTCTTTCTACAATAGACTGTACAGGTCTGTTTTTACCTTCTCTGTCTAGTGTAGGGTCTGTTTGTAAACCAACAATTAAGTAATCACAATGTCTTTTTGCTTCTTCCAACATTGTGATATGACCTGCATGTAGCAAGTCAAATGTGCTACATGTAAATCCTACTGTGCCTACGCCTTTATAATCTAGTTTCATTCTCAATGCCTAATGTGATATTTGGATTGGTATTTTCATTTACAAATTCAAAAATATGTTGAACGTGTTTGATATCATCTTCATTTACAACTCTGGTTACTTCGTTAGCAAAGTGTAACTCTACACCATTGTCAACTGCCATTTTGAGTAACTCATAACGTCTAAATGGATTATCTGGTAAACAATAGATACTGCATAACACAATACCTTCAACACCATATCCAGTTATCATTTTTTCTAAGCCTGGGAACCAATTGAGATATTCATTCTCAAATTGATAGTCATTTATTTCAATACCAAACTTATTTGTATACTGTCCTATTATAGCACGTTGCATTGGTAAGGGCAAGTGTTCGCTCCACTTACTGTTCCAACCTGCATAAGTAATCCACTTTTTAGTTGTATCTATTTCACGTTTGTCATCACGTTCACCAACAAATCTAAAATACCCACCTGGTAGTTTTCTATGATAATGTTGTCCTTTAGGTAATACTCTACCATCCATGCTCCAACGTGTGATATCTGTGTCGTTATTAAAGTTACCATGAATGTGATGTTGCTGGAACAAGTGTGCTTGACCAGGTTCTAGTGTTACAGGATAAACATGCTTACGGCATTCATCTTGTATTTTATCATAGTCCCATTGTTCTTTGTATGCATTTGCTGTTAGTTCATCTGATGTTTCCCAATCCATAATCTGCATACTGTTATTTCCATAACATTTTGTAAAGGGTGTCCATATTGTTCGTAAGCCTAAACCATTGCCTACCCATATGCCTTGATGGAATGCAAGTAGTCTACCTACTTTTGCTTGGTTGGGTATTACAATTCTTACAGTAAAGAATCTTTGTAACATCCAGTCATCTTCGTCAATAAGGTCAGGTACATAATCCCCAAAATATGAATCTATTCTAGATTGTAATTCTTCTGTGTCAAACTGCATTTGGCAATGTTTGCCCAGTTCGCTGATCTCTCTAGGTGAGAGAACTTCGTGTATTGTTTCTAGTTGTTCAATTTGAGGGAACTTATCCTGAGCTACGGATAGCCAATACTCTGGCCAGTTGTGTTTGGTTAGATCATAGTTGAGAGTCTCATTGTCCCACCTAGAATCTAATTGATTAGTGCTCATATAATTATTCCTCAATAATGATAAATACTTATTGTAAAACGTCCGCTGGAGTAGAAATAAATGGCACAACATAAGGATTACGGTTTAATAGGTGCAGGTAGAAATCTGCAACTTGGTAAACTTGGACCAAAATTAGAAGGTAACGCAGATTCAGGCGCAATCACTGTGAGCTCAGCAGGTGGATCATTATCCATCATGCGTGGAGCAAATGCTATAGGCTCTACTGACTTTGTAACTAAATCGCAACTTGACGTGGTAAGTCAAAGTGCCGCAACCGACGGATTCAGTTTGCAGTTAGGTAACGTAGATGCAAGTGGTGATGGTGACTGGCATATTACACCTAATCAAGGTGAGTATGATGGAAACAGTTCTGTTGCAAGACAAGGTGCTGTTACTACATTTACAAATACATCTACAGTATCAGAAGCAATTGATAAATTAAACGAAACTACATTAAATGTATATAATAATACATTTGTTAGAGATGTTAGTTTTTCAGTTGACACTGACACAGGTGGTAGTCCACTTACTAGTACACTGAATATTTCTGCTACAGGTAACGCAAATAGATATACAATTGATTGGGGTGACGGTACTACAGATACTGCAACAACAGATTCCACTCCAACTCACACTTATACTGACAATTCCAATTCACCATTTGATGTAACAGTTACAGCATTTAACAATGCAGGTGCTGGTGAAGGTAGTTCAGCAAGTTTAACAAAAGCAGACTTTATAACATTATATACTGCTAACCCAGTTGCAGACTTTGATTTTTATGCGGCCGCAAGTGGCGGTTCAGCAGTAACTATAGTTGATGACGGTACATCATTGTACTTTGATAACGAAACAACTAACATCAACGATGCAACAATCCAGTTTACAATTGATTGGGGTGACGGTACATCGGATAGCACAATTACTAATGATGCTTTCCCAGGTGGTTCAGCAGGTAGCAGACTTGCACACACCTTTACAACTTCAACAGAACAAGAACAAACTTATACAGTTGAATTAAGTCTAGACAGTCATAGCACTGCAGACCCAAGTGTTATACCTTCAACTGCAACAAAACAAATTAAAGTTTATGATACGCATACTCCAGAAGTAGCATTAGATGATAACAGCGGTATTAACGAAGAATCAACAAGTGGACACCAAGTACAGTTCACTAACAATACTGAAAACACAATTGGTAGTTATGCGTCATACGGAATTCAATATAGATACGTTTGGGGAGATGGTACAACATCTACAGTAAACGTAGGCACTGGATCAGCAGGTGATACCGGTGGAACAATTAATCACACTTACGAATTAAGTAGCAGTGAACAAGCAAACGGTACAGCAGTTGATTACACAGGTAACTTAGAAGTTATCTCTAATCACAGCAGTTCACCATTTAAGAGTGCAAACTTTACTGTACACGTTGAACCAGATGTGAGAGCAACTATTACAGGTTCGAGCACAACTTCAAGCCTCAAGTCAAGCAATGACAATATTAGAACTTTATATAAAGGCACAGACTTGTCAGGTACTAACAGAGCAGTACTTACTGTAGATAATACATCACAAAACGGTGATAGTTTTGAATATGACTTTGGTGACGGCAGTAGTAACGTTACTGTAACAGAAGCAAGTAGTGGCGCAGGTAGTGTCAGTGGTGCTAATGTAACACACGACTACAGCAGTGCTTCAACAGGTAATAAAACAGTTACAATGACTGCAAGTGGTACACCAGATATCACTGCACAAACTGACAATGACAGTTTCACTGTTAAAGTAGAAGATGTACCAAGTGCTCCAGCAGGATTAAGTTCAAAGAGTATTACATGGAGTACATCAACAGATGGTACTTCACCTAAACTGGCATCAGGATATAACGATGTAGGCTCAACAGGTTTAACAGCAGGTGATAGTTTATCTCAATCAACAGTGATTAGAAGAGATACTTCATCAGCAGTGCAAACATCGGTTGCCGCAGATGCATATAACAGTGCATCTGGTACATTAAGTACTGTATGGAACGGTAGCACAGATGGTTCAGTTACGTTTACAACCACAGCAGGTGAAACAGGTGTGTTTGATGCATTGACTATCACTGCAGAAGGTGATGCAAACGATCAAATAAGTTCAACAACATATCCTAAAAACTTCTATCAAGTGTTTAGTGCAAGAGTTTCTAACAGTTTAGCAGATCAAGACTACGGTGCTCACAAAACTAAATTAAGCCATGATGCAACAGGCGACACTAACGAAGTATTTGTAGTTTATGATAACTTGTCAACTACACCAACAATTGATGTAAGTGGTGCTTCTCTAGCAGAAGAAACTGCTGGAACAAAAAGATATATTTCGGGCATACCATATTACAACACAGGTAGTCCACAAGTTAAAGTAGTAGGTGCCACAGTCACTAACTGGATAGGACAGGCGTACAGAGACAGTAGCCAAATTTGGTTTAATAGTGATGGTACTAATTATGAGGGTACATCACAAGCGGCTATCCAAGAAGAATACAGAAGTTATGCAGATATTGATGGTGCTTCAAGTATGTTAGCATCAGGTGTACCAACAGCAAACGTAGGTATTGCTGGTGCATACGCATTAGGTGATGTTGTAGTAGACATTACCACATCAAGTAACGTTAAGACAGTTGAAACAATCAAGTTCCAAATGCAGAACGTTAACGGTGCAGGTTCAATGAGCTCAGAAGTTTCTGAGAAAATACAAGTTTATACAGCGACACCAACAGGACTAGATTCAGAAGAAATTGCAGTAGCAGACAGTTTAGGTGCTACACATGATGATGACGGTAAGAGAGTTACAGGATTTGGTGCAAGTGCTGACAACCCAACGTTTAGTAGTTCAACTAACTTCTACACTGATAATGTATGGAGTGGTGCAGAAACCATTGCAGGCACAAGTGAAGCAGTAGTAAGATTTGGAACACTACAACATTATGATACAGATTTAAGTTCAGGTTACTTACCAGTAGGTCCTGATTTAGCAACAGGCAGAAGTGGAGCTCAATACTTTACTTTTGCATTTAGAAGAACAACAATGGCTAACTTTGATTTCACCTTAAGTGGTAAAGTAAGTGGCGTATGGATTGCGGCTCCAGGCACAGATATCGATGACGCTTCAGGAATCAATGGTTGGTTAGATGCTAGTACAACATATGGTGGCGCAGGAACACCAGGTTCAGATACAGGTAACGGCGGTAACGGAAGTGACGGTTGTGCATTTACATCAGGTGATAGAGTGCCAACTGGTAGTACAGTAAGTAATCAATCTTACACACTTACACTTGGGGACCAAAATGCAACTAATAGCACAGGTAATAATATCCTTGTGAGAATTAAATTAGAGGACGGTGACAGCATAACTGCACTGAGTATAAGTTAATGGCAATTACAGATAGTCAAAAAGTAGACCTGCTTTGGAAAAAAGTTGGCTTCAGCAAAGCCAAATCAGACACCAATGCTAATAAGAAAGCACCCAACGAAGGGATAGTATCAGACTTTATTATCAAAACAAGTCAGATATGGGCTCAGTCAACATCAGTTCCTGGTGTTATACCTAGTGCAAATTCTAGTATTGTTGAAGTGTATGCAGATAGCATTAGCGGAGCACACGAAACTACTGAAGACGGTTCATCCACAGATAACCGTACTTGGAAAACAAATGTTACTAACTGGATTCCACCCTCATTTGGTGCAACATATCAATTAAAAGTATATGCGGCTCCAACAGGTACAAATAACGTACAATCAAGTGGTACGCAATTATTTGAAACAGGTTCAGGTAACGATGACCAATGGTACTTTGATTATCAATCAGGTGTATTACACTTTATAGGAAACAACTTGCCAAGCGACATTGGTACAAGTACAAGTAATGTAATTTATGTTGCTGGTGCAAAATACGTTGGTTCGTTTGGATTAAGTTCAGATGCAACAGGTGCCGCAACAACATATCGTAAAGCAAACTTAACGGCAGTATACGCAGACTCAGATATCAACGAAGGTGATATTATTGAAGTAGGTGATGCAGGTGACGGTGAGTATGCTGTATATCTTGCTAGAGTTGATAACCCAACCAGCACAGGTGACTTAACACTTATCAGCACCAGAGATAGTTCAGGCGGTGACAGTGCAACATTAAGTGCTAATGTAACATATGATGGCGGAAACGTTACACTTGGAAATGTTAGTGCAACTTCAAAAGCAATATCTGTTATGGTAGATGTAACGACTACATTTGATGGTTCGGGTACAGTTTTAACTGTTGGTGATGATGACGATACAAGCAGATTAATGAGTGTAAACTATGTTGATATTTCAAGTACTGGTGTTTATGTAACTAACCCTAGTTATATATACCAAGAAGAAGTTGATGCTAATAACACTATCAAAGTATACTTAACAAATGCTAGTGGATGTACGCAAGGTGCGGCCACAGTAACTATACAATATACTTAA